CGAGTGTCGCGGGATGCGGCTTTGCGCTCGTGATCGGCGAAGCGGGTGACGGCGTTCAAGAGTCCCCACGCTGTGCCTTGGGCGGTCTTGGCTCGCTGGCCCACGCCGTCGAGGTAGATCTTGGTGACCAGCTCGATCATCGGACGCTTGGCTTCGACGTCGATTGACTCGGCCGCATCGCCGTAGAACACGTCGAGGAAGTAGCGTGCGGCCTCTTCTTTCGACACCTTGCGCTTGGACAGCGAGGTAGCACTGGTCTTGAACTGGCTCCAAGTGTCCGCGCACAGGCCGAGTTCTGCCTTGAACTTGTCGGCGTTGAACTGGGTGCTGTGCGGCACGCGGATTTGGCCGGTCTTGTTCGCCACGGCGAGCGACAGCGTGTTGTTGCACACGACACGAGTGGTCGTGAACTGCGCAGTGTTCGACATTGAGCCGTCGCAAGACGTCGCGAGCAGTAGGTAAGGCAGGACCACGTCACCGCCGCCCACGTCGAACGAATCCTCGGCCTTGGCCAACGCCCAGTAGGTGGAGCCGTTGCGCAGGACACCAGCGGTCTCCATCTTGAAGTCGCCGCCTTCGGTCAGGTCGCGGAAGAACTCCATCACGGCGCGGGGCTGGGTGATGTGGTAGTTGCTCGACATGACGGACAAGGGTGCACCAGTGTCGGAGCGGTACAGTGCCCAGCGTGCGGGTACGGTCTGCATGCGGACAGGGTTGTTCTCCTCGTCGCGCACCTCGTAGGCGATCGCGCCCTTTTTGACTTCCCAGTCTAGACCCGCTTCGCGAGTCCAAACGTCGAGGGGGGCGTCCGGGGTGAGCTGTTGACCTAGGCCGTGCCAAGGTGTGTCGCCAGCGTACGCCATGGAAGCTTTACCGGCGGAATTGAAGTTAAGTTCGTGTGCCATGATCTGAGTGTCCTCTATGTGTTGATGAAGAATGAATTATAACACAGGTGCGATAACCTGTCAAGTATCGTCTAATCGCCCAGTACTTCCCAAGTGTCGCCTTGGTGACCACACTCTTCGCACTGGTAGCCGTATTTCGCCCAAAAGATGTCGTGTCGGGGGTCGGTCTTCGACTGCAGGCACTTGGTAGCCATGCCCGCATTGCAGACGGGGCAAGTGTTCGCGCCCTCGTCCACCTCGACGTCGTCGTCATGCATAGTGTACTCCTATTACTAACATCGCAAGCAGTGCGACACTGAGGGTCCAAAGGACAGCGTCCCAAAAGCGTTCAGCCGTTGGCCGGTACTCGGGATCGAGCAATGAAGACTGGAGCCTTTCCATGTCCGCGCTCGGCTCCCACGTCTGCGGGGGCTGGTAGTTGCACCCGATTTGGATGCCGGACTTTGTGGTGTATGGGGTGGGCTTCATTTTACGATCTCCATCTGGCGAATGTTCATCACATCGACTTCGCCGGTGTTCGCGGCGATAAACTCGGCCGACAGGTGGGCGCGGACGGCTTCCATGTCGAGCTGTGGACGGGTCGTAAACTTGATCTCGACTTGGTGCTGGTCGCCGCGATAGATCGCGTCGCCGCCCTTGCGGAAGATCTCTTTCAGGTACTTCTCGCGAGCGGTCAACGCCTTGAGCTGGTCACGCACGCTGGCGAGTTCGTCCACCATGTCGGTGGTGATTGCGACGGGCTTAGTAGTAGTCTTTGCCATGATTGTATGTCCTCTATGTGGTCTATCGGTTGGTCCGGATCGTCTCACTGATCCAGTCCCTGTATTATAACACAGGTGGGGTAGCCTTGTCAATACCCCCCTTTGGTATTCGTGTTGCCACGATGGTCGCGTACCCCGCGATGTCCACCCACGAGTCAAGGTGATTCGGGTCGCCGTTCAAAATGCGGGATGCCTTGCAAGCGATCATGTCGAGCGATTCGCGCTGGTGGTACTCCAGTCGCTCCCAGCCGGGGCACTCGCGAAAAAGATCCTTCAACGTCTGCGCGATCTCGGCTTGGATCGTGTAGTCGCCGTACGTGCCCCCGCGCTCGGTAACTATACCGTCTATATCAAGCGATGACTGCGGCATGAGCCAGTCCTCCTTTTTTGTACCGGTTCTTGTACCCGCCCGGAGGTGCGTCTTCCAACAAACGCTGGACGATCTCGTCAGGGTCGTACCCTTTCAGCATGCCACGGATTAGAGCCTCAGTCGTCGCTTGTCGTCCAAGCGTCGCGGGACCCATTGCCCCCTCTATACGCCCGGGGTTAGCTATGACCTGCGGCTCAGCTAGATTCTTAAGCAAAGCGTTCTCGTGCGGGCGTACTTGGCTAAATCGCAGAGGCGACGCCGTACCCGTGCCGGGGCCGTAGGCTCCAGCCAGTTGCGCTTCGCGTGTAAGGAGCGTACCGATCGTCTGCTCAGGTGTCATCGATAAAAAATCAGGCGTGCGAAGCTCCGACGCCGCATCCATGAATTCGTCGGTCTTGCGATTCGCGACCATGCCCGGACCGCCGAATAGCTTCTTCAGGTAGTAATCCTCGCCGTGCGCGGAGCTGATCGGAGCGGAGAAAAGCTGGCCGGACATCCCGGGCATGTGGCTCATCTCTTCTACTGGCGAAATGAACCGTAAGTCCCCGTGTCCGAGTGAGTGCGACGCCACGTTGCCGAGTCGCCGCGCTTGATTCACGTCGGTCAAGTGCGACGCCACGTTGCCATGACCCTGTGCTCGCATCATGTCGTACGCCAGCGCGTACATTTCTTTGCCTTTCGCGGGCAGACTCTTCCACCACGCGGCACTGGGGTCGCGCATCCCGTACCCTTCAGGCTTGACGTCCATGGCGTAAAGCTCAGTCATCACCGGATCGGGCGTCGACGCTGTCCGGCGAGGATCTCGAGAAGCGGCCTGTTCCATGAACTTTTGGATACCATACCCTAGATCTTCTTTACCGGGGCGGGCGCGGCCGTAGGTCCACGTGATATTTGGATATTGGCCCATAGCGTGCGCTTGGTCTATGTCTTTCGGAGCCTTGCTCTCGGGATCAAGCCGAAGCTTGCCGGTTCTAGGCATGAACCCCTTGGCCACCGCGTCTTCATCGGTACTCGACATCGTCGCACGGATCGGTTCGCCGGTGGAGGTCTTGCCAAAAATCCCGGCCTTGTTGTACTGCTCCACGATTTCTGCCGGGAGCATGCCCTTTTGCGCTTGACGCATCCCGAGCGGGATACGCTGAGCGTCCGGGGTAGCGGCAATGGCGCGATGGCCCTTGCCTACCCCTTGCATTAGATCAGCGAATGAGAGATTCTTGATAGGTGGCATAATATACCTCGTTGCTGATCGCCAGCGTTTGCAGGTGAATGTCGATCGTGTCTTGCATCGGCTTCGCGTATCCCCCTGCTAGATTCCACACTAATGGGACACGGGCTTCGCGTGCGGCGGTGAAGATGCCGCGATCGCGGGCCGCAAGACCCTCCTTCGACAGGTATCCGACGCCGTAGGGGTCTTGGTCCCAAGCGTCAGCACCGGCCTGATACAGTATTATACCCGCCTTCGAGCTTCGAATCAATCCCTTAGCAAACGACTGCCACATCTCGGCGTTCCACTGCGCGTGGACCGGGCGTCCAATGTCCGGGCGGGTGATGTGCGTCACGCGACCCCGGATCATCAGGTGGTCCAGCACGTCCTCGGTGCCGTCGCCGTGGTGTCCATCGCCGTCAATGATCAGCACGTTCGTCGCGCCGTTCCGCAGTGCCTTCATCGCAGTAATCATCAGCCCGTTGAACGTGCAGAATCCGTACCCGTCCTCGAAGTGGGCGTGGTGGAAGCCCTGAGTCGCGGAGCACGCAACGCCGCCGTTCTCCAGCACGTGCTTGGCCGCCGCCCAGTGGCCAGCGTTCGAATAGAGGAGCGAGTTGGTCAGCTCCGGATCGATCGTGCCGAACCCGTTAGGGGCGACATTCTTCAGCACGCCACGGACGTATTCGCGGTGGTGGGCCTCTTCGAAGTCGATCGCCGTGTACGGCTCGAAGTTCGATCGCACGTCACCCTCCAACTGGTGGATGAACTCGGGGATCTTCGCTACCGAGATGAAGTCGTAGGAGATCTCTTGGGCCGGGTGGTAGAATACGGGGGTGCTAGTCATGGTGGTGTCCTCTATGGTTTATTGGTCGGGGATCCATTATACCACACGTGGGACAGGTTGTCAAGTCCATTCTTTCCGTCCTCGGGTGACTCGGGCATCTCGGGTCTTTCGCGAGTCGTGAATCGAAATTCGCAGTGATTGCAAGTTCGGCGACGGCGGGTGATGCCGTTCGCGTTTTGGTACGTGGTAGTGACTCGGGTGTCCTCGCCGCATTTAATACAATTCATAACCAACCCCCTGTAATTCCTATATCGTTGCAAACGCGGCGAACCGATTCGCGCACGTTCAGTGTCGGATGCAAACGCTCAATCTCGTTCACCATGTCCGCGAGGATCGCACGAAGACCATCTAGCACTTGCTTGGCGTGTGCCCCCACACCATTATCCTGCAGGAAAAAGATCGCCTCGATTTGGTCTGCGAGTTTTACTATGGCTTCTATATCGGAGCCTTTCACCTGCCGGTACGCCGCCATGGTGTCTATATCTACGCGGTCCTCGGCCTTTTCAACGATGCCCTTACCCCCTACCGCTTCTAGGTCTCGCTTGAACGGCGTTGGCATGTCGCCCGTGCGCACCTCGATGATGTCGTGCGCGAGTGCCCACTGCAAGAGCTTGAGCTTGCCCGTGTCCTGCAAGAGTCCCTTCCAGCGCATCGCGGCCGCAAGGGATCCCGCGATCACCGCTACTGCGAAAGAGTGCTCGGCTAGCGTCTGCTCTCGCGACGTCTGCACAATGTGCCACCGCTTGACATGGCAAGCGCGAAGTTGTTCGTATACCGTTAAACTCATGTATTCTTCTCCTTAAGTTTGGCTTCTGTTGCAATGAGCAAATCTTCCCAGCCATATTGAGCCGCCGCTAGTTCTAACCTATCCTCATCCGTCAGCCCAACCCATGTGCGCTTTGACATTGCATCAACTGCCCTGTTTACAGTGGTCTCCGTCTGGTACATCATACCATCAATGAACCCGCGCTCGTAGTCCGGGCCTTGATCAAGTCTTGGTTTATCCATTTTCAATACCTGTCTCTTTCTCCAGCCAGTCACGACTTGATAGCCTGTAAACGTCTAATCTGGTCCGCGATCTGGTCGCCGGACAATTCGTCGAAGAGCTGAAATTCGTACTTGCGAGCGATGTGCTCCAGTGCTCCATTCCAGATCTGTTTCACCGCATTGCGGTTCTCATCGTCTTCGGACCCAAGCACGTGTCCGAAAGACTCGTTATACCAAGTGTTGAATTCATCATTTCGGTTCGACATGGCGCATGATCCTTGTATTGACGTCCACTTCCCATTCGCGTCCCTCGTTAATATCCATCTTGTCCTCTACCGCCTTATGTACGTCTATACCGTTTTTGTGCGCGACGTCGAGCAGTAGGATCATGATGTCACCCATTTCGAGAGCGGCTTTTGGGTTACGAGCGTACTCGCCCACCTCTTCGTAGAGCTTGAGCAGGATGTCCGCAGTGGTACGCGCCGGAAAACGCGAGTCTGCCCACTTGGTAATTCGATCCTGAAGTTGTCGCATATCAGCCCCACCACGCTTCTTATACGCGTTGACGGCGCGGACCGCAAGGTCGGCATTCTTATCGCAGTTCCCCATAACGCCACGCAAGTGGTGACGGACTTCGAAAGACGCGACGGTTGCGCCGTGCGCATCAATAACTTCTGCCGCCCGTTCGGGGTGGACCGCCCACGGGGTGTCATTGATCTCATCCGTGTGTACTGTTGATTCTACCTGTAGCATAAGCCCTCCAAAGTTCTAGAATTCGCCCCATCCGTGCCTCTTGCCCATACTGGGGCATAGAGTACACATCTTTGTATTCCGGTCCGAGTCCGATCCAACGTACAAACGTGTTCGGCGTGCGCTCGATCGACTCGACGATGTCCTGCACTTCTTCCTCGGTCTTGCAGTAATTAACGAAGTTCAAGAAGATCTCCCGGGCACCATTATACTCTATCGCTTCCCCGATCTGCTTGCGGCTGAACGTGAAAATGCGACGCGGAAGCTTGGTGACGGTGGTAAGCTCCGTCTTTTGCCCGATCTCCTCAAACGTGATCTCCAACTGGTCGTCGTAGCACGGGCCGGAGTAGCCGACTTGCGTGCCGTGTGTGTCGAATCGATTAGCCACCCGGATCGGGTAGGTGCGACAAGTGCCGACGACTGTGATATCGGGGAGGTCCATCACTGTGGGCAGTAAATCGTGTGGAATACCACAGTCGGCGAGAATTTGCCACAGGCTCACATCACGCGAGGTGGTGTAGGGGTAAAAGCCGTGGTACATCGAGAGTCCGTAACCTTGCGCACCTTCCACCAGCACGTGCTCGGCTTCGCGCAAGCACTGGCGGTACTTGGCTACAGTAGTCACGTATTTCGACAGCCCCTCACAATTCGCGGCTATATTCATGTCGTCCGGGTCGCGTCGGATGCGCTGAATCATCGCGGCACCTACACCTTTTTTGGTCGAACCGATCTTGGTCATCGGCCCGGCCTCTTCTTCGATGTGACGATCTGTCACTACGGCGGCGTGCGGGTGAATCACGATTCGAACGTTCTTGAGCAAGTCCGCGCACGCGGCGATCTCTTCCAGCAGTTGCACGGGGTTAATTAATGAGCCGGGGCCGAGTAGCACCTGCTTGAGCATGGGCGACACGATGCTATTTGCAAGGTGCGTGTGAATGAACTTGCGTCCAGTCTTGCTGATATACGTGTGCCCCGCATTGGGTGCCCACGCGGTGATTACCGTATCGGGTGCTTCGTCCTCCGCGATCTTGCCTACGATCAGCCCCTTGCCGGTGCTCCCGTATTGCAAATCGACTACCACTTTAATCTTGTCCATTACCTCTATCCTTTCGCTTCGTACCAGTCCTCGCCTATACCCCAGTCGCACGTGATCGGAACACGTAGATGAATGGGGCACTCTACACCATCAAAGGTCGTGTAGATTCGTGCTACCTCTTGCGCTTTGTCGAGTGAGTCATTATCGAGCGATACGCCCACCTCGTCGTGTACCGTCAGCAGTAGTCGCCCACAGCCTTCGGCGGTTAAATACTTGTGCAGTTCGATGAGCTTTTGCTTCATGCAGTCCGCGCTGGTGGCTTGGTAGATCAGCCCCGACGCTTTGTGCACGAATTGCCCGCCCGGAAAGCGAAGCCGACGGCCCATCACTGAATGCACCGAGCCGCGTTCCTTAGCGATGTTGCTCGCCTTCTGCGCGGTGTTGCGCATCCCGGGGTTCGCGGTGTGGTATTTGTCGAACAGTGCCATCGCCTCGGGTCCCGCCTTTAGGAACACGTTACCACTGGGTCCCACTTCCTCGGTGTAGGGTAGCCCGCACTCCTGCGCTAGCCGCCCGGACCCCATATTGAACGCCAGCCCGAGGTTAATCGCTTTCGAAGACGGGCCACCCGCGTACTGAGCGTTCCGGGGTATGCCGGTGAGATCAGACACCAACTGGTGAAAGTCCAGATCGGGGTTTGCACGATAGGCCTCAAGAATCGCGGGAACTTGACCGTAATGGTTAGCCACTCGGAATTCAAATTGTGACCAATCCAGCCCCATCCACTTAGCACCCACATCAGCCTTGAAAATCGGCCGGATAAGCGATTTGATGGCAACGTCTCTAGATGGTATCTGCTGGAGAGCGGGATTGGTAACTGATAGACGTCCAGTGCCAGTTCCCGCTTCAGCGTCGTTTTTAGTCTGGTTATAATTGCAGTGAATGATGCCATCGTGTTCGTGCCCCAAGATGTGACCCGACAGGAAAGTGTCCCGGGTCTTGAGCATTTTGCGCAAGTCAAGAATCATCTTCGCGGCGGGGTGCTTCATGCGTCGCAAGCAGTCGGCGTTGATCGAGGCTTTGCCGCCGTCGGTCTTGTCCGCTTTCGTGCCGTCGATCAGGTACCATTCATTATCGTCCGCAAGCGTCGGCTTGAACAGATCTGCGATCGATCCGGACGGATTCGGGTTGACCTCGAAACCGGCCAAGCTATTCAGATCCCTCTGCATATTGTCAACGCGCACGGTGAGGTCACGAACGGCCTTCTCAGCCAGCCCTACGTCCACCCGTACACCCTGCTCTTCCATGTCCATGATCACGGGCATCAAGTCGCGCTCGAGCCGGTGGACTTGGGCGAGATTCTGCGTCCGCATCTGCTCCTCTTGCCAGTCGTACAGTGCTAGCGTGACCACGGCGTCCTGAATGGCGTATTTCGACACCATACTGATCGGGGCACGCGAAATGTTCGGCATCTGCGCATTCCGAGTCGAGCGGCCACCGAAGAGTCGTGCCATCTCCTCGTAGATCTCGTCATCCTTCTTCATGCCGCAGTATTTGCGGGCAAGGAAGTCGAGGGCGTAGGTGGGTTCGTGTTCCGAGATCAGCGCGGCACGGGTCATCGTGCAGTCGATTCGGTCGAGGGGGATCGCCACCCCAGCTTCCCGAAGGAAGTGGAGGTCGAATTTGAGATTGTGGCCGACCCACAGATCGACACGTTTCTCGTCGATGAGGTCGTTCAGCCACTTAATAACATGAGGGTCAGACCGTACATCCCAGTACCCCGAGAACCCGGGGAGCGCGATGGAAATGCCGAACAGCTTGTCGGCCCACCATTTCAGCCCCGTGGTCTCGGTGTCTATGACCACCACCGGAGCGTGGTCAATGCGTGGGAATTCGGTCATCAGAACGGGATGTCGTCAGACACGAAGTTCGAATCGCTGGCTGGTCGGCCAGTAGAACCGCCTTCTTTGCGAGTAAGCTTAATGGAGAAGTACTTCTTGCCTTCGAGCTTGCCACCGGGCTTACCCTCGTTAACCCACGCGGAGAGCCAAAAATCCGTGCCCTCAACGTTAATCGAACCGGTGAATTCCGGGTGCTTGTCGGTGTCGCGACGCTCGTTACGAGCCATCATACCGGAGTTAGTGTTGTCGTATGCCATCTGAATGTCCTCTATCTGTTGGTTAATGAAGTGATTATTATACCACCCGCGCTACTGTCTGTCAACTGTCACAGTTTGTAGCCGTTGTGCCCCTCTACTATATCTAGCACTCGCTTGGAGCGGGTCATTCCGACGTAGAACACCCGGACCTCGTCGTCTGGTGACTTCTCGGCAGTCTGCTGTACCCGCGTGGTCATATCAGTAAGAAGAATGACTCGATCCGCCTCATGACCCTTTGCCGCATGGATCGTAGAGAGTCGAATAGTGGGTTCGGTGTCGAGATCGGCGTCGGTGTAGAAATCCACGACTCGGCCGGGGATTTGGAGAGCAACGTAGAACGGGGTGCGACTAAGAGTGGCGAGGTCGCCCGCTTCAAGAAGCCTGCGAGTCTCAGCGCTGGAAATGGTGAATATTGCATTTCGCTCCCCGTCCGTGACTCGTTCGCCTCGGCCGAGCTTGCGGAACGCCCGGATACCGGAGGCATAACGATTTTGATAAAGCCCGGGGCGGCCCGACTCTCTAGTGTATGGGATGCGCTGTTCAATAAGTGATTGTTCAACTTCGCGGAGGACTGAATGCGTCCGTCCCAGTAGTAGTATATCTTCCCCGTGGGTGATTTCCACCGAGTTGATCGATCCGTGTACTCGGACCAATCCCACATCTGCTTTGGGACTAAACTCCTTATCCACGCGGAATGCGACTCGACGGATGAGGTCTTGAGATCGTGCGTGGACTGAAGCAGGAAGTCGATGCGAGTGCGAGAGCACACGGCTATCACCCTTATGCTTTTGTGTAAATCTTGCCATACCGTGTACATCCGCACCGGCCCATGTATAAATCGCCTGATCGTCGTCCCCAGCGATATGCACTTCGTGAGAACGTCTGACGAGCTTCTCGATGACAGCCCACTGAAGAGGTGATAGGTCTTGAGCTTCGTCGACAAATACAACCTCGGCGTCTGCTCGTACTGCGCCACGGGCGGCACGTTCAAGCATATCGGTGAAGTCGTAATAGCCATATGTAGATTTCCAATCAGCGTATGCCCGAACAAACGCATTGAACTCGGCCCGAGTACCCGGCCGGTCCGAGATGTCGTAAACTTCTGCCGGATCGGAAAAGGTGTTCCGGGCATAATTGAGTAGGTCAAGGTAGAAGTCTCCATCGGCACGCTCCTCATCGTCTTCCGGGGATTTGCCAATGATCGGTATCCCCATTACTGTTGAAAATTCGCGAAGCTTCATCGCGTCCACGACTTGCGTCTGCCGCAAGCCCATGTGACGGAAGGCCATCGCGTGAATAGTGGACACATTGTCCGAACGCTTGAGACCTAGTCGGGAGAGTGCCTCGGATGCCGCCGCACGGGTGAAAGAAACGAAGGCCACACGTTCGGCTTGAACGCCTGAATCCCTAGTCTCTTTCACACGTCGGAGTAGCTCCGTGGTCTTGCCAGTCCCGGGGGGTCCGTAGATGGCGTTAACTTGCATCAATACTCGGAATCTGCGACTTCAGTCACTTCGCCGTCGTAGTCGTTCGAGACCTTGACGTTACCGGAACGGATCGTTTCGTACAGCTTCTCGGCACGCTCGTACAGCTCCTTGTTCACGAACCCGAGGGCCGCGACATTGAAGTTGAAGTAACTCTCGTTCCGAGCATTGGTCTCGGTTGTAGCCGACAGCTTGTAGGCGCGGCTGAACGAATCGGTGTTCGAGAGTCGCATCAGCGAATTCCAACGCTTGGACACTTTGACCTTAGACTTGGCCATTGAGATCACCGCTTCTTGCCAGTCGTCGCCATTGCGCACCAGCACGAAATGTTGAGCCGTATCGGACACTTCCAACGCTTCTTCGGCCAGCTCCGCGATTGCACGGTCAGCCAGTTCTTTACTAGCGAACGCACCACGGAAACCGTTACTGCCACCACCACCCGCTTTGCGGTCTTTCCACACGAGGAACTGCTTCGTGTAGTACACCGGCACCACGGTCACTTCAGTGCCGTACAGCGTGCGAGTGACGTTATTGTACAGCATGCCTTCTTCCGCGCCTTCGATGTAGGCGGGATCGCTTTTCTTACGCACTGGGGACAGTGCTTGGATCAGCTCGATGCGGGGGATGATCATGTCGTCAGTGCCGACGTTCTCCGCTCCGCGATTACCTTGCTTCATGAAATCCGGGATCTCGTTAGTTACGAGTTCGAACTCTTCTTTTACTGCTACTTGATTTTTAGCCATTACTAGCTCCTAGTTACATGCACGCATTGCGTGCGGGATATCCGGCACCATTGCCGAATTCAGGTTCGCGTGATCGATGCACGCGTAAAAGGTGACACGTTCAGAAGAGTATCCGGCACTTCTTCGCCTTCGCGGAACATCTTCTTCACTGCCGCCTTTAGTGTAGACGGGTTAATATTCTCTTGCAAGAGGTCGCCACGGCCATTGTCGCGGAGCCACGTAAAGAACTCGGACTTCTGGTCCGCTTTCACCGATACGTGCATATCCGCCGTGAGTGACACCCGGCCTATACCGGTCACGTTAATGCGGTCCACGCCGTCCTCTTCCATCTTGCTTGGGATCTTCGTGATGCGCAGGAAGTCGAATTCCCGGTTAATCAGCTTGAGCTGGTCTTCCAGTGCCTCTTTGCGATTCTGCATCGTGGACATCGCGTGAACCAGATCCACCAGCGACATCGGGTCGTACTTCTTGAATTCGCTTTCTATCTCAATAGACATTCTTCTCTCCCTTTACTCCGATTCGGATCGCTGTGTATTGCCTGTCGCGGTTGTTCCACTTGAGGATGTTGAAGGTGTCTCCTTTTTCTCGAGCCATCGCAAATACCAACCCCGCGACGATAGGACTTCCACTGGGGGCGATGAAGTCGATAGTGGGGTCGTACTTATCGAATCGGCTTCGGATGAAGGAGATGAGCTTTTGGTTGTGGAGGGAATCCGGGACATTCGACACCTCGCTGGTGGAAAGGAATACGGGTTCGCCGAAGCGTTCCACATCCTGATAATTGGCTGTCGTGACCTCTTGTGTCACGAATACTACGGGTTTTTGCATACTTCCTCTATGTTCTAATCTCTATATATTCTATTATACACTACGCGATCGTTCCTAGCAAGTTCCGATCGTTTCGGTCATTAATGCTCGTACGCACGAACTCACTCACGTCCTTTTTCTCTCGCAACGCTTGTGTGACGGCCGCATCCACAGTGCCCTCGGCGATGATGTCGATGTAGGTCACACTCCGCGTCTGCCCGATCCGGTGCGCACGATCCTCGGACTGCTCGCGATCAGTGAAAGAGAACGAGTTCGAATAGTACACCACAAGCTCTGCACGGGTCATGTTAAGACCCACACCACCAGTGGCCGCGTTGCCCACAAGGAATCGCGCCTTACCGGTTTGGAACAGGTTCTGCACGTTGTGATCGCGATCGTTCTCGTTAATGCCGCCGTGAATCTCCACCACTGCGTCGCGGCCGTACCTCTCGCGCAAAGCCTCGCACACCATTCGAATTTCCTCGATGAACCGGCACCACACGATCGTGCTGGCGTCGTTCTCCTCGGCTATAGCGAGTAGCTCCTCGACTTTCGGATTCTTTCCTGCAATGCGATTGTGCGTGAACTTCGCCGCGTCGTAAAGGTCGGGGTTGCGCTCAAAGGTGATGATACCCCCGGCGATCTCTTGGAGCCGGAGCATTCGCTCGAGCACAGTCTTGACGGTGATTCCTTGATCTCCAGATACTGTCTTGTCACGTTTAGCAATGTCTTTATATAGTCGTTTTTGTTCATCTGTTAGCTGGACCTCGCGGGTCTGGTACACTTTGGGTGGTAGCTCCGTCAGCACCTCGGACTTGCGAACTTGGTAGATGAACGGAGAGATCAGCTCGATAAGCTCTGCCATATTCTGGTAGCCTACCACTTGCCGATCCTCGTACCCGCCCATGATCGCGTACCGATTGCGGAAAGAGTAAAAATCCCCGATCCCGATTATGTTCGGGTCGAGGAACTCGAATTGCATGAAGATATCCATGGGGCCATTCGCCACTGGCGTGCCCGTCATGATCACTTTGTAATTCGCGGATTTCCCCAGCTTCACGCAGTTCTTACTGCGTACCGCCGAGTGATTCTTGATCATGTGCGCTTCGTCCACGATCATGCCGACACGGGTGCTACAGTCCACGAACTTCTGCGCAAGGTGCACCGCACCACCAGCCGCGAGGGACTCGGTGCCGACGATCAGGAACTTCAGACGGCCATCGGTCGTGGTATTCCACTCCTCGAACGCCTTGGGCTTTCCGGTGTCGAGAATCTGCGTGTCGCACTCCATCGGGCAGTGAATAAGTATTTCGCGCTCCCAGTTCTTGCGCGTGCTGAACTTGGTGACGATCAGCACCCGGTCCACCTTGGCGTCCATGAAGTAAGCGGCAAAGAGATCGAGCGAGGTCTTGGTCTTGCCCGTGCCCATGTCCATGTAGAACGCGAATGTGCTCTTGTTCCACGCATGGTCGAGGCCCTTGAGCTGGTACGGCCGAGGCGTAGTCTTGAACGTGTAAACCGGCGGGAACGCCGCTACTTGGTTCGTGTGTACACGCTCGATAGTCGTAGTTGCAACCGTCCGAGCATCATCTGTAAATGTGTCAGAATCAAAATTGCCAAGCAGAAACTCGCTATTAGCCCGTAGAGCAGGAGCTGTCCACACGCGGCGACGAGAATCCCAACGTCGATTGGGAATTCGGCGAATTTTATCAACCATCCACGGTGGGGAGTGGATGATGAATCGGCTGGTTTTTGCATCATAGGTTATCTGCACTTTAGAATTCTGATCGGAACTTGGGTTCATCGACTTTCACCTCATGATCTTCAGTTATTGGGGCGTACCAAACATTGATGGGCTTGCCGCCCGGAATTCGGAGCTTGTCGTGGTCCGCGCCGCAGTCGCGACGAAGCGACGTCCACAGGTCCATCCCCGTCATCACCTCGGCCTTGTTACGCTTCAGAAATTCGGAGAACGCAGTACCCCGGAACACGATGCACCGCGTGCCGTTGATAACCTGCACCACCGGGATGTTGCGGGTGAGTGCCTTGCGGTCTTCGGTGTTAGTGCCATCCGAGGTAAGGTCGGCCTTTTGCACGAACTCGTTGAACTTGGCGGCGATGATACCCGACGCACTGGCCTCCTTTGGTACTTCAATCACCCGTAGTGTCGGAATGAGCGGGTCGAGGATGCGACGTCGCCACGAGTCCTGTGTGATTTTGGGTATGTTGATCTTGAGCTGTTCGAAAATCAGCGTACCCATTGCGGCGGGGTCACGTAGGATAATAGTCGGGATGTTCGCGATAAGCTTCCCGTTGACGTGGATACCCCAGCGTGGGGGTTCAGATTGGTACTCGATCAGTTCGGTGAACTGCGGGAGTTGGTCCTGTGCGTCCAGCTCTTTGCTCTCGTCGGTCGAGATCCCGAACTCGCGGGTGACGCACACCTTGCGGTCGCAGAGCGATTTGCACGGCTCCTCGCTACATTTGTACAGGTAGTCCCGGCGTGACGCGGATCGAATCACCTTCTTGGCCTCGGCAGGTCCCAGCGGCTTGTCGAACATCGTGCGGTTCAAGGCCATCGCATCGTCAAAAAATGTATCGGGGCGGGCACGTTTAAGGTACACCACCACGTTGTACATCGAGTCGTTGCGGGAGCCGGACTCCACACCCGTGTGAATCATCTTCTGAATGCACGGCGGGGCTTCCAAATGCTCCCGGTGAGCCATCTCCTGAAGTGCCGCCACTGTCACCCGACGCGACTGGGCGTAGGAGATGAACAGCTCGAACGACATCTTCTGGCCTTTGTCATCGACCGCGTACCGCACCGTCTTATCTTTGTCGAAGAACGGTAGGTTGATCCAGTTCCCCAACGACTTTTCACCGCTGGACGTGGTCAACGAATCCTGCTTAGGGAAGATATCCACGTGGTTCGGAATTTGGAGCATGTCGCGCCACGAGTTCAGAAGCCGGATCACGAGCTTGGCCGGGAGGTACTCCTCGCCGAATAGGTACAGGTGTGCCCCGCCCGACTTGCTCCGAGTGGCCACCAGCGGGAGCCGGTAGTGCTCGATCTTCTCCACCAACTTGGGGATGTCGATATCGGACCCGTCCGAGCCTTTGCCGTGGTTATCCACGTCGATACAGCCGAACAGCACTGTGCCCCCGTCCGTAATTGGGACTATGCCCAGCCCCATCACCCCGTCCAAATGGTCCGTGTAATGTTGTAATGTAACCTCGCTCTTCTCGGTCACCATATTGCCTGTCGCGGGGTTCCACTGTCCAAAGGACCGGAGATTCCCGGCGAACAGATTCGCGAAGTCTTGAACCAGACTAGTCATCGTTTCACCTCTCTATGCGTCTATGTATTGACACCACCTCTGTGGGCTGGTATAATTATAACATCTCGCCATCGGAACAGCAACCCCCACCGTTTGTTCCACCGTTCCATAGCAATGGAACACATGATGGAACACCCTCTCCCATTCGACAGACGGCATGGCTGTTCCACCGTACCATGCGCACGCGGGGAATTCTCTGTCAACGCCGTGGTTCGATACGGGGGGTATATGATGGAACGGGGGGTACAACGGAACACGGCACATTCAAGCCCCGAAGGACGCGGGCTTCGAGACACCGGAGCGTTCCAGACGCCGTACCATCTTAATGGTACAGGTAGTCGATTCTTGGGTCTTCTCGTGCGTGCGCATGTAAGTGGAAGCCTCTCCGAGCGCATCGAAGAGGTGGGGAGCTATATTAGTAGCTTACTGGCCCATGGAACTCAAGGGAGAGGGCGGGGGACCGGCTGGCGGGGTCGCCATGCCGGACAGCTCAATCCTCGGTGGCCGTGTGGGTGCCATTGAGTCTTCGGGGTACTGGTCTTTGGGATCTCGAGAGGCGGCAAGGCCTCCAGTTAGTGTAGCACCAGCATTCGTGGCGCGACTCGAAGTGAGCAACAATTGTTCCTGCTGTTTGAGCGAGTCCATGATGCTGTCAATCACCGTGTCCACTTTGTCTGTGGGCGTCAGAAGCTTTTGAGTCGTTTGGCGAGCAACCCGGGGCGGCATTCCAATCATGTTCGGGAATTGGGCGCGGAGCGCATCCCCGGCGGCAGTAAAAGGGCGACCAGCCATCAAATTGGCGGCGGCTCCAACCCCTGCGGCACCTTGGTCGAGGTCGGTGTCCAGTGGCGTCCGGCGGAATCCGGCCTTCTCAGTCTGAAGCATCCGTTGCTCCTGTGACAGCCGGTTTTTAAACTCGTCGAAAGCGGCGTCGTCCCGGAAAGCGCGACGGAGCTTCTGCTCAGCGTCTCGGGAAAGGATAGACTTCATCGGGTCGGCCGTAGGTCCCGCAACGCGGAGCTTCTCCAGCATCGCTTGGGAGATACCAGCGCGGAAGGCGTCGTACTCGGAGGGTGAGTCCTTAAAGCGGTCGATGAGCTTGCGCATATCCAACTCGGGCATCGTGTAGATCTGCTGGCCCTCTTTCATGGCAGTCAACAACTCGGAATCACCGGCAAAGGTTTGCCGTGCTACGCGGTATTCAGGCGAGGCTTTTTCCATGTCGGCGAGGAGTCGTCGTTTCATGTTCAGAAGTGTACCGGCTTGACCGCCTTTGCCTTCACGCATTGCGCTCTCGATCATGTCGTCCAACGCGATCTTGGTCTCGTGCAGAGCACGCAGGGTATTTCTAGGATCGGCGATGTCCAGCTCGTTATCCGCCATACGCTTGGCACCAATCTTCATCGCCTCCTTGAAGGTAGGCAGGTTGCGAAGCTTAGCGATGTCGGGCGCGGTCGTGGGGTTAAACGTTGGGGCACTGGCCCAAGCCGCTTTATATAGTGGGTCGGCTTCTTCAGCGCGCTTTTTGGTAAGGTCCAGTACGTCTGTGTAGAAGTCTTTGGAGCCGGACATCAGCGTGCGTAAATCTTCCGATACACGTGGGATGCGTTCCATCTCACGGTTGACTAATTCGGATTTACCTATGCGTCGCGCTGGTGATGGGGCGGCAGTTGCGTTTCGGAGCAATGCGGCAGTGTTCTCGCCGAGGTCCGCTAGCGTCATCTCGCCACGAGTCATCGCTTGCATCTTGGCTAGTGCTTGGTCGGGTGTCATCCCGTCCTTTTCCAGTGCCTTTACGATCGCGAGGTCGGCCGCTTTATTTGAATCGCCGAAGCCCAGCGATTGCTTAATCTTATTAAATGCAGGCATCGCCACGTATTTACCGAGCAGTCCTAGCGTCCCAGTGGTCACAGCACCAACAGTCGCGCCTTTAACTGCTTCCCCACCCAATTCCCCGGGCGGTTTTTCGCTTGTGCCAACGGCGGTGACAGCACCGGACCCAGCACCATAGCCCATCATTCGGGGGATACTCGGAGCTTTCCCGAAGAGCATGCCAGCAAGCTTAGGACCGACGGCTTTAGAAACGGACGGAATCGCACCAGCACCACCAGTGAACAGAGCCGGAACTAATGCGCCACCAAGTTCTGAGGCCACCGCAGTGCGGGGATTTTCCTCGGCGTATTGGCGCAGTCCTTCGCGCTCGGCTTTTACCAAGTCTTCGTAGCTTTGGTTACCACCCATTGAACGCAACCGCGCAATAGCTTCGTCCGAGAAGCCCATCGATAAACCTTGTAGTGCCTGACCTGCCGCTCCCGGAAGCATCGCGTTGGGGCGTGGAGCTTGTGGGCGAACCGGCGCGGCGGGGGCTGGAGAATCGGGCGTACCCGCCTTGTTCAGCGTGAATCTGCGAATTGTCGCCTCGGGCGTGCCAGCGGGGAATTCGTAGATCTTGCCGTCAATCACTCTTTCGATGGTCATTGGGGAGTCTCCCGTCCTTGGCTGTCAACACGCACACGGGGCATGCTGAAGTATTGCTGATAAGTCATCCGGTTAGGATTAATCGAGACTTTCCCCTTCTCGTCGCGAGTGGTGATTGGGTTTGCGTCCAGATACCTGCGCCACTGAGCTTCAGCGTAAGGTGTGATAGCACCGTTCACGGCGGCGTAGTCGGCCATGTATTTGTTAAACTCCGCGTCACGGCGGCGTTGCGCAAGCTGGAACTCGAGCAGGGTCTTGTTGGTGGACGGCTCTTTATCGGAGCTGAACGTACCGAGTTGCATCATCTTGACGTCCAAGTTCGACACGTTGGAATCGCCGGGGATGCGGTTTTGCTTCGCGGCGAGCGCGGACAGTGAGTCGAACTCGTTGATCTTAGCACGGTCGCCGGAGGATAGCTTCGCAATGTCGCCGATCCCGAACCCGATTCCGTAAGTGTACCCAGTGCTGATTTCGGAGTTGAGCTTCATAGCACGCTCAAGGTTACGTATATCGTCCTCGATGCCGGAGGTGAACGGCGAGATCTTCTCACGGATGTACCTGCCGGATTCTTCCAGATCCTTTTCACGCTTCTTGGCCATCTCGATCTTGTTCAGACCCCTGTAGGAGGTCTTCGGATCTATCGGCACTCCGACATCCATGGCTTTAGTGACTACCGCATTGATATCGCCATTGCGAATGTGGTCGTCGATTTCCTGCTTAGTACGCGTGGTCTGCGCGATCTGCTGGGCGATCGAAGTCCGCTTGCTAGTCTGTTCAAGGCGCACGTTCTCGTCCACGATCTTCTGTGCACGGGCGAGGTCCTTGGGGTTAAGCGGATCACCACCAAAAGTCTGCAAAGCGTCACCCACGAGCTTATTCTCTTTGCGGTACGCTTCTCGCTGGGCTTCCTGTTGTGCCTTGATGAGTTGCTCAGGATCATTAAGATTCAAGTTCAAGCGGGTTGCAATGTCGCGTAAGCTTTTGGTGTCCTCGAACATCTTGAACTTCATCGCGAACTGAGGGTCAGTCAAAGACACCCCGGACTGACCGGCGAACGCCTTCATTTCAGGCGTTGCTTTATCCACCGCGAGCAGTTCTTTGACGCGGTTAATACCGGCCGGTGAGCGCGGGTCGATGCCCTCGGACTGCACTTGCTTTTGGTACGCGGTCATCTGCGGAGTGAGCTTCGACACCACATTCAAGCCAAGCTTAGCGGCTTCTTTTTCTTCTTCGACGGCCTTGAGCGACAGCTCGTAACGCATCTTAGCAAGTTGCGCATTCCGGTCGGCCTCAGCTTCTTGCGCCTTTCCAAAAGCACCGGCGGCAGTACCAAGCGATTCGCCAAAAGAGCCAGTGCGAGTTGGTGCGAGAAAGCCTTGAGCGAGTGCGAGGTAGGTAGGGTCAATCCGGCCCTTACGGTCTTGCAACGCTTGCTTCATGGTCTCGCGTGCGGCGTCCACTTCCGCTTTCGCGGCCTTGTAAGCATCAGAATCGGCACCCATCGCCTGTCGTCCAAGAGCCGAGAGTGAGACGCTCCCGATCTTCTCGGGATCGATCTTCATCATCTGCGCAAGCAGTGGGCTGTAGCCGCTCGTGTCTTCAGTAGGTTCTGCCATGATCGACCTTTACTTGATACCGCCGAACTCGTCGGTCTGGCCTTGCCAACCGCTGTTCGAGAAATCGTAATTAAAGCTAGGACTGCTGAACAAATTGCTGAGTGATGTGCCGAGCGAACTGAATGCGTTGCCGAATCCGGTGGCGGCACTTGTACCACCGTTAGGACCAGAGGCGAACAGGGAACCGAGGCCCGCGATTTGAGCAAGTGGCGAAGTGGAATACGCGCCGGGGATCGGAGCACTGGCCTTCTCGGACACTGTGCTCGGCACTTTAACATTTGAGAACACATTGGCCGCACCAGTGGCGGCGGCGAGGGGTGCCATAATCTCGGACTGCTCCAGTTTTTGCTCTTCGCCGCCAAGACTGTACAGGCGTTCAAGTTCTTTGAGCTTCAAATCGAGTTCCGAGGATGCTAAGTTCCGTTGAGTTTCGGCCGCGTTACGGTACAGACCCGATTGTTCCATCGCGGCTTTCAATGCGCTGTCGTACCCCGATGCCATCTGCTTGGTCTGCGCCCCGAGCAGGTTCGCTTGTGTGTCCGCCCCCAACTGTCCCATCGCGTCGAACATCCGTTTACCGCCCAGCCCACCAGTACCGGCAAACGCGCCCTTGAGTTGCGGAATTAACGAACGCTGAAGACTCTGCGTCTGGAGCCGTTCCATCTCGTCCACGATTCCGGGCATCTTCACACCCTGCGCGTTCGTGTACCCGCTAATGTAGGGATTCATGAACGACTGGATCATCTCAGGGGTGATCCCTGCGGCGGCGAGTGCGGCAGTATCACCGGCGTCGCCCAGCATAGTTTCGTAGCCCTGCAGTCCAGTACCTTCGCCACCCTCGCCTTTTGCATAGTCAAGAACACTGGTCTGCAAGTCCGACATCGGTGCAACGAGATCCCCGGAATCTTGTTCCAGCAGTTTAGTGCCGGGTTCCGCAAGGCCTTCAAGGTACGTCGTGTACCAATCTGGACCAGTGGTGTCGACGACCTTGGTCGTGTCGATATTCGGTAGGGGATCGCCTTGGAGCAAGCTCATAATGCACCTTTCAGATATGCCAAGGGCGATTTAGCCGCTGGTGGAATTGATTTAATGGAGCCGCCACGCTTGTGCTTACGGATCGCTTCCCGCATCGCATCCAGCTTCTTGGCACCTTCTTTATTCGAGCCGTCGCCCAGTGCCGCCACGATATCCGCGTCGAACACGTATTCACCGTCGGCGAGCTGGGCAGGGATAAGATCGTCTTGACCGCCGCCCGCGCCCTGAACGTAGTGTGAGCCTTTGTGTGGTACATCGCCGCCCGACGCCGCCATTAGTGGAGAAGCCATTATTTTACCACCTTCGGCATATTTCTGTACAGTCCCCCCATTCATGAACGGCTCGAGGACCTTGGAGTAGGAGGGTTCCGTACCGTAGGCGTAGTAGTCGGCTTCCGGAGCCTTGGCCCCATCTTCGACTCCGGAGGCTTGGCGTAGGGCTGAAAGTGCTTGAGCTTCTTGGAACATAGGAGTGTCTTGCGGGAGTAGTGCGCCGAGTCCAGCGAAGGGCGCGATGTTGCGGAATTGACCGCCGAGCCATGTCTCGGCAATGTCGCTGTCTTTTGCTTTGTACGTAGGTTCGTTCATTGACACCCCAGCCATGGGGTTCAGAGGTTTTTTATTAGGTGATGCTAATTTTAACTTAGCCTCTTCTTTGCGCCTCTCAACCTCTTCCGGCGTTAGAATTTCGCCAGTCGAGATGTCGATTGGGGTTCCATCCACGATTACCGTGTTGCTGTCGATCACTGTGCCGGGTCCGTTAGTACCCACCACTGCGCCCGTGCCGGTGTTCACGACGACACTGGTGTTCGTGCCGGTATTCGTGTTGGTTACTGTATTCGTAGTCGTGCCAGTGTTCGTATTGGTGCTCGTAGTAGTGTTGATACCGGTGTTAGTATTGGTATTAGTATTGGTACCAGTATTCGTATTAGTATTCGTATTAGTATTAGTATTAGTATTAGTATTGGTACCAGTATTCGTATTAGTATTAGTATTTGTGTTAGTTCCAGTATTCGTATTAGTATTTGTGTTCGTTCCGGTGTTCGTATTCGTACCAGTGTTAGTATTTGTACCAGCGGTCGTCGTTCCAGCGGTGTTCGTTCCGGTGTTCGTATTCGTACCAGTGTTAGTATTTGTACCAGCGGTCGTCGTCCCAGCGGTATTCGTTCCAGCGGTCGTCGTCCCAGCGGTATTCGTTCCAGCGGTATTCGTTCCAGCGGTATTCGTTCCAGCGGTATTCGTTCCAGCGGTAGTCGTCCCTGTGCCAGAAGTCAGGTTCGTTACAGCGGTCGTTGCGGCATTAGTTGCAGTAGTAGTATTAGCTCCAGCGGCTATTGCGGCATTTGCGGCTGTAGTGGCCACGGTGTTGACGTCGGCACCGGTAGTACTTGCGGCATTTACCACCGAGGCGATTGTGTTGTTAACGTTAGCGCCATTGCTCACTGCAGTGCCGACCGAAGTGTCCACAGCTTGTGTCACACTACCAGTGTTAGTGAATATCGAGGCGAAATCATTCGCGGCTGTAGTGTTGGCACCAGTCACTGCTCCGGTAGCGGTGTTAGTACCGGCGGCGGTAGTCGCACCACTACCGGCGACCTCGGTTACAGTAGTCCCGGCAGTACCGGACGTTCCAGCAGATCCGGCGTCGGTGATCTTCGTGATTGTCTCAGGGCGGAAAGTGCCGTCGGAAGAAGTCAGACCCTGCTCAGCGAACGCTGATTGCATCTCTTTATTGATATCAATATTCGAACCGCCTCCGGTGCCCGCAGACACTGTGCCGGAAGCCTTAGTACCTACCACACTACCGGTAATAGACTCAGATAACGCTTCGTTCCATGTCTTGCCTGTCGCTAGTGCCGTCGCCAGTGATTCGATACCTTCCTCCGGATACTCGGTAGCGGAGCTAGCCAACACGCGGCCACCGACCTTTTGCATCGCTTTCTCGTATAGCTTCACAAGTGATGCGTCAGCAATGCCCGCCGTACCCATTGTAATCGCACCGGCGATGATACCGTTGCGTTCTGCGATCTTCTCGGCTTGATCCGCTGGCGTTCCTTTAGCGATTTCTTCGTTAAACGTCTCGCGATTCTTCGAACCCATGGACTCCAGCGAGTTTGCGCTCATGTCGGTAAGCAGACCGAGCATCTTGCCACCATATTTAAACGCGGCACCGCCTAGCAAAAGCGGTAGTGCTTCTTGACCCACTTCCTTAGCGGCGGCGACGACCACCAACGGCTGGTCTTTAATCGCCTTGAGCGCGGCGGCGAGTTTACCGCCGTAGCCTTCGCCTTCGCTTACTTTCTCGTTAAAATTGTTAAGCGCATTGGTGACCCCGGGTATCTCGAGGTCTTTGCTAAGGGTCTCGAGCGATTGGCCCAACTGCACGAGCGCATTGTATCGCCCCACTAGTCCGGTCTGACTGGCCGCAGTACCAAGGTCCGCGATTTGCTCGCCGAAAAGCCCAGCGGTGGTCGAGATCAACTGCTTAATAGTATCGGCTTCAGGGCCTTCGAGTGTATTCGCCCATTTAGTCAGATCGGAGATCGCGGTATCTACGTTAGATGTTTCGACCTTAATCTCGCCTACATCAGTGCTTCCAATTCCTTTATTGCCGACTCCCCGAATTTCGATCTGGGGTGCGCCGGTGCTATTGGCCAACGACTCGGCCGCGCTGTACGTAGAATTGCCGCTTAGAACATCCGCTAAAGTCGCTGATCTAAGCACGCCAGTACCGTTAGCGGTAAACTTGTCGTAGCTATTCAGGAACTTGTTCTGCTCCTCAGCGGAAAGTTCATTCACGTTGGTCTTACCAAGTGATCTGACATACTCATTAACTAGTTTAGCATCTACTGCCGTCTTGTCTTCAGCGGGCAGATTGCCAGTCGCGGTGTTTACGATGTAGGTCTTACCACCGATCGAGAAGGAGTCATTGCCTCTAGATATAGCAAGTGCGGCGGCTTCATCAAGCGAATCCGCGTCAGTGTTCGACAACGCCAGCGTGTTTGTGGCGCGATTATCGGTCACCTGTGTGTTAGTAGTTGTACTCGTTTTGGTGTCAGTTCCGGTGCCGGTACCAGTGTCGACACCAGCACCCGTACCGGTCACAGTGTTTGCGGCACTAAGTGCTTCTGCATCAGTGGCACCAGCCTCTTTAGCCGCAACGAACGCCCCAGCACCATTAGTCACACTATTCGTTACGGACTTTGCAACGGCGGCGTTTGATAAGTTATTCGCCGCGCTAATAGTGTTGTTAAGACCAGCCGCCGCGTTAATTATAGCGACATCGCTACCGGAGTTCAGCGCGTTAGTTAGGTTTACAGCGGCTCCAGCGGTCTTAAGATCAGCACTACCCGTTAAAGTGCCAAGCGAATTTAGCGCACCGGCATAGTTACCATCTTTAACGTTCGTCACCACATTGTAAGCATTACCAGCGTCAGCAAGTGAGATCGTATCGGTGAGCATCGTACCACCGGCCATGTTGCCAATAGTATCGTTCTGCAATAGCGACGACGCCAGTGCGCCCAAGTCCTTCTGGTCAATAGCCTTTGCAACCCGGAGTCCGGTAGCTACATCAGTATATCCACCAAGTCCTGCTAAACTCGCCAAGCCACCAAATACATCACCGTTGTCAATAGCAATCGCGGCATTCGCGGCCATCGCGAACGGAGCTAATCCCGGAATGAACTGCGCCAATGCCAAAATGGGCGCGTAATCACCAACATCGCTACTTGAAGCTCCAGTTGTGTAGAAGATCGGGCGACCCTTGTCGTCGAATGTAGTGCGGAACGCTGTGTTGCCTTTACCTGCGTAAGTTCCCGACCATGCGTCACCCACACCACCACGCTCGCCGTAGTCATTAATGAAAGCTTTCCCGGTATCCTTGTTGCCAATGACCGTAGTCGTTCCAATCGGCGCAACGTAGCTTGTGTAGCCACCGCCGGATTCATCACCATAAATCTGTTCTGATTTAACAAGCGATGCATCAACTACTTTACCATTCTGATCCACATACCCGGTTAAAGTCGCGGTCATGACGGGTTGACCATCTTGGTCTACTTGACCTGTGTTGGTGTATTCGTACTGCGGCGTAACCGATACGTCGACTTTTTGCTCGATTTTGCCGACTTGGTTAATATCGGTAACACCATTGGCAACCAATTGCTTAGCCATCGCTTCAGCGTTAGCTTCTGCAGATCCGAACCCCTCGCCTGTCCACTTGGACGACGTACCCTGAGCGAGAATTTGATTCTTTACTTTGTCGACTGTGGCATTGTTAATATTAAAGCTCTGACCCGCAAGTTCGATGGTACTGTTGGCCGCGTTATTCGCGGCGATTTGGTCGGCTTGCGCTTGTGCTTGGCTATCTAAGAACGCATCCTCACCTGTTACCTGAGCCAATGCACCAGTGCCAGTCGTAGTCGAGGTATCGGTCGAGGTAGTTGTCGCGGCGTTGTTAGTCGCTTGAGTTAGCGCACCAGTCGGGGCTGTGTAGGTGTCCGCCGTAACGGTGTAATCATCTACCGGAGCCGTGTAAATATCGTAGGCGCTCGTAATCGTTGGTACGCCGATTCCGAGAGCTGTTAAATAATCAACTGCTTGCTTTTGGACTGCGGCAGTCTCGCCGCCAGCCAACCCAATGAATTCTTCGTACGCGTCGGCGATATCCTCAGCGGAACTGTATGCAGAGAGTCTCTCGTAAAGTGCCATATTAATTCACCGAAGGGTTAACAACGTTGACGAGTTGTTCGGCCCACTCCATCCATTCGTCGTACGGATACGGACTAGGAATGCCTTCATTCGTGAACACGTCGATAGCTAAGAGACCCGCCGCCCACTCTTTCCAATCCGTGCTGGCATCCGGTATCGTGAGCTGTTGGGGCGCATACAGTTCGCACATAAGACTCGCCCATGATTCGAAAGTATGGTAACGAGGATCGTATACCTGTGGGGGATTGAGTATTTCAGCCATCAGTAAGGCCTTACATCGCCGAGTTCGGCATCGAGGATGACCCGACCGAGTTGGTAATCACCGCCAGCCACATTAGACACAAACTTTAAGCGCAATTCGCGGCGTTGTTCACGCATATCGATTTTGCTAGTCGATGGCCCGAATGTGTAGGCCGGGCTGGTGACATCAGTGGATTGCGCGAATGGTCGTCCGGTGACGTACAGCTCCATGTCGCCACTCTGCACGAAATCGGGTTCGACACGCTCGAGGCGTAGCCATTTGTTGTCGCCTACAGGAGCTGGTTGCGATGGGCCGCCCGACACCCACCCGAGATCGTTAGTTTCGAAGTATGACTCGATCGCCAAAGCGGTAGGACCGACCACCTTGTCAGTCCCGATTTCATTTTGGTACAAGGACACGAAATTCATCAACGTAGCAACGGTTAGCACAAATCCTGCACCACCAGTAATCGTCGCAGACAGTGTGTCACCTACCACGTAATTAGTACCATGCCCGTTAATTAAGACCGAAGTGACCACACCCCCAGCGACGGTGATGTTGGCCGTAGCGCCAGTTCCCGAACCACCCGTGAGCACTGTGTTGTTGTAGGTGCCATTGGTGTATCCGGACCCAGCATTAGTAATGGTCGCGGTAAGTATGCCACCCGACGCATTGGTATTCCAATCAGCGGTAACTGGGTAATGGAATACTTGCGAAAAGTAACCAGCAGAACGTTGTGCACCTAAAGCTTCACCGGCGTCATACCAGCAATTCTCGCGCACGTTGAATATGACCGCGTCCGTGCACTCAGTCGCATTACCGCGTGGGTAGAACCACCAAATCTCGCCGAATCGCGGAACCTTCGATACCCACACTTTTTCGCGCTGTGCGTAGTTAAGGTTATCAAAAAAGTAGTTCTGGTTGAACGTGTTTGGAATTTCTTTCACAACACCGTTATAGAGTAAGAACCGGTCTACTCCACACCAGTAATACACACCGTCGTACTCAATCACAGACTGTGAGGAAAGAATTGATGACTGGCTCGAGATCAAATCGTAACGCCAGAATTGTGGGGGTGTGCCAACACCGCCGATGTAGGACACCCGGACTAGTGAATCCAAGCTCCAAAAGAGTCCAGACGGGGCATTCGATCCGCCACGCACCGGGAGGCCTTGCACGATCTTGCCAGTGGCCACGGATACTTCATTCGCATCAGCCGACACCCAGTCGTTGGCATTTCCCGCTGAACAGTTCCGAATCAGCCCATCGTTGCCGTACACGAATAAATAAGGGTGTAGAGTCACCACGCCGCCGGACACCGAGACCTCATTGTCGAATGTTAGCGTGATGCTCGAGCCATTAGCGGTAGCGGGCGCAGAAATCACCAACGCAGTGGTGGAGATCGAAACCACAGTCGCGCCGGAGGGTATGCCAGTACCGGATACCGACTGTCCGGCACCGATTAGTGTATTGGCGGCAGATAAAGTGATATTGGGCGATCCGGATGTCACTGTAGCCGCGACTTGCGTGAAAACGCCGATCGGAGCCATGCTAGTACCGGTAATATTGCCGCCCAGCACTTTAGTATTTACATTGTTGTCGATCAACACTAAATTCTGACCGGGGTGTGCCATCAGCAGGTTGTTGCCCGACCCGCTAACGTCGTAAAAAGTGTCGAATTGCCACAAATTGTTCTCACTCGATATAAATCCTGTGAGAGTCATGTCGGTGATTCCGGAACCGACGCCAGTGTTGCTGATTGGAAGTGACTGCAAACCACTTGAATAGCCACTAAATATGTTATTAAATTCCTGCTGGGGATTTAAATAAATCCCGCGTGAAGGTCCTGCAAGGTCATTCACGATTTCGCGGTACCCGCCGACCTTGCGCGGACGACCGCGTTGAAAACGCACCCAACGGCCGTCGTTGTAAACTTGCTTATCGAACACCGTTCCGTCGCGTTGAACGCCGGGTTTGGTGTCGAGAGCAAAGACCTTTTTGGCCATTAAAATGTGCCCCCAGAAACGCCGCCCGTAAAGTTCCCGGTGCCAACTATCGCCAGACCAGATGCAGATAGCGTTGAACGTAGTACGCCCAAAATCGCCGTGTTGAATTGGCCAGCGCCAACACGGTACACACCAGTGTTGGATTCGGAGGCGAAGCTAAGTGAAGGTGCACTAACTGCTCCATCACTCAAAGCTACGGTGGTGATTGAACCAGCCTGAGACGTGTTCGCATTGAAGAAATTCGTGCCGTCGCACACCAAAGTCACCTGCTGGCCCGAAGGTATGGTCACTGTAGTGCCGGAACCGGTACCAACGGTAAGGGTGTAACCAGCGGCCGTCACGGAATTTTTAATCACGTAAAGATTAACGACAGGAGGGTAAATAACCGCGACAGTACCCGTAAGCGTGCCAATAAACGTTTGGATGGTATTTGACGCTTCACTAGCACTCAGATTGTAAGTACCGGCCGTGACGGATTTAACAAGTGAGGTGTAGAAGAATTGCGAGCTAACGCCGTAACCCACAGTGATGTAAGTCGTCCCAGTGCATACGATGAACGCGGACTCATTCGGAGCAAAAGTCTTCGTGGCGGCTCCGTCGATGTTATCGGAAGCTGAAACCACCATGGAACCCGTGCCATTGTTTTTAAACAAGGTGAACCAGTTATTGCCGAGCACGGAAGTTGCTGGGAGTGTGTATGTGCCCGCGCCACCACCCCATACAAGAGCCTGAGAGCGATCGGTAGTCGCGAACGTACCGCCGGTAACGATTGATTGGGCTGGGTGGCTCTGATTGAGAGTCGTACCACTGGCCACTAATCCATATCCGGCCAGTGTCGCGGCATCAGCTGAAGATGTACCAGTGCCAAATGCAATAATACCCCAAGTACCAGTCGTAGTCGGGTTGGCAGTAATGTATATATACTGAGATTGACCAGCGGCGACTGAAATGATCGTGTTCACGCCAGCGAAGTCTTTTACCGTAAACGTGTTCGCACCCGTGTTGCGAATTAACGCGTCTTGTCCCACCGAGGCTTGATTAGCGGGAGGCATATAAAGGCTTAGACCGGCGGTCGACGCCGTGACCTGCATAATGCGTGCCGCGTAATCGTCCGTCGCACTGCCATTGATAGGCCACTGGAGCTGTGTGTTAGCGGTCAGCGTAATTGAGCGAAAGGAGACATCTGTCGGCTGGATGACGTTACCTGTAAACGGAGAGATGTAGCTCATATTAATCCTTAGCTGTCAACAGCAATTGCTTGACGATCGGCGACTCGGAGTTTGTCTTCTTCCATCAACGTGGTCATGATAGCCTCGTATTGTGACTGCCACATTGGGATTCGCTCGTCATTCTTAAGAAATGGCATGGCTTGCAATAGCGATCCGTAGAGGAGAGCTTGCGGGGCGTATGCCGTAAACCAATTTGACTGGTTACTTGAATCTAACGGTTGCACTCGCTCATAATAGATGACCTCGAAATCATATGCGAGGTTCGGAGTTGGAGCGACTAACCAATTTGAATAATCGTAGTCTGCATAATACTTCGGCACCCCGGTTGCTGTGGGGTCCGGGGCATAATTACGAAGGTATTCGTACTTGCGCAGGAGCACCGGCTCGCGCTCCCCAGCTACTGTGATATTCATCGATACTGTTTTGTGCCACCGTGCGGGCTTAGCGATCACCGCGTCGCTAGCTACCATGGTACTGGTATTGACCGTCAGATTACCAAGGAATTTGATCTTTGACGCAATCACCTGCTCGGCGAGCATGATGAAGAGGGGGATCTTGTCGAGAGTAGCAGTGTCGTTACGCTCCAGATAGGACTGGATATTTTCAACAAGAGAGTCGTAGGTCATCACCGACGCGGCAGTCATAGAAGTCCTTCACACGAATGGCAACGTTGGACGAAATTATACCATGTCTTTAGCATCCGGTCAATCCAGCAAAGCACACTCAGAAGTGCGCCTCTTGAGCAGTCCCGGCAACACCTTGCCGCCCCCCTTGGTCCACAGCATTAACTGCTCTTTCGCACCCTCCCAATCGCCAGCGTTGATCTTGCGCTTGAGCGTGGAAGTCTGTAGTCGTCCCACGCCGAGATTGTAACAAAAGTCAACGATCGCGTTGCATTTCCGCACGTCCGTTATTAGCCCCGGGCAGTTCCGGAGGACCCCGGGGAGGTAGGTGTGTTCAAGCTCCACCATTAATAGCTCCCGTGCCGTAGGCTCATCCATGGGCGGGTCCTCCAGTGTCACCTTCCGCTTGTCGGCGTAGTAGGTGGAGCCGTAACCGATCGTAGCCACCCCAGCCGGGCAGAGGTAGGGTTTAGCCCTGTACCCCTCGTACCGGCGGCAAAGCTCGGCGGCGAGTTCGAGGTTCATATCCCACGTTGCTTCAGAGTGCGGTCAAGGAACCAGTAGTTGATGGTACCCGACAGGAGTGCCGAAAAGTCGGGGGTCATCATCGTCTTGAACACCTCGACGGCAGGTGCACCAGCGAGCCAAGCATTCCAAGCGAACCAAACGTGGATGAAGGACCAGACGAACAGCACCCAATAGGTCACTAGGGGTCGGACGGATGCCGAAAGCCCTGCCACCCAACCACCAGCGGCTTTAACCATCTCGGCTTGCTGGATGATTGCATTGTTAAAAGCATCCATCACCCCGACGTCCACTGCCGCTTCGCGCTGTGCTCCAATCTCGGCGAGCTTTTGCTGACCCCGGAGCTGTTCCAACTCACACTGACGGGCGAACATGTTTAGTTCGTGCATCCGTTCATTCTTTTTGTCGAAGAACTTCAGCACTTCGGGGGCCAAGCGGAACACGCCGCCGAATATAGAACCTAAAATACCACCAGATAGAATATCAAACATTGGATTCCTTTATCGTAAACATCAAATTCTTGTGCGAGGGGTAATTCACGATTACTTCACCCTCGGGGCACTTGTATTTAATGTGAGCCATTAGTGTAGCAACGCCGGGTGTTACTTGCGCGGTGGTGTCGAGCTTGAACTTGTACCCGAACTTATCCACGGTGTCGCTGGCTGGACCTGAAAACGTCGCAATACTAGGCTTCGCTGGGTGTACGACCAATTCAGAGTCCCGCACTTCCAGCTTGAATGCTGTAACTTCGCAGTTGTCCCGAATTTTCTGACGGGCCACTACGACTTTAAATTCGCCATTCGCGGGAGCATCCGATATTTGAAAGTGTTCCGGTGCCCACTTGAGGATATCTTTGTGAAATACGCCGAACTTGTCGGCTAGCGTGTACCCACCACCAATCATTGCAGTGGAAGCGGTCACTGCGCCAATGATCTTGGTGTAATACTCGAGTTCCACTTAGATCCCCAGTAGCTTTTTAACGAACTCGGCGGCGACTCCGGGTCCAAGAAGCACTGCGGCGATCGTAATGTAGAGCAATATCTCGATTGTCTTCATACGCTTTTTCCCGCTGTCGAGCGATTCGTTGATGCGCTCGTAACGTTGGGCGCAGATCGCCTCGTGCACTGACAATTTAGTTTCCATGGATTCCAAGATTAGCTCCACTTGATGATTACGATGCCAGAGCCGCCGTTACCCGCAGGGAATGTAGTCGTGCCGTTATTATTTGCGCCGCCACCGCCACCACCTGTATTTGTACTTCCATTAACAGCACTTATAGTGAAAGTACCACCTGCACCGCCACCGCCAGAACCACCAGAAGCAGGAGTAACGGTATTGTTTGCGCCACCACCACCACCTGCGTAAGTAGTAGAAGTTCCAGTAATACTAGATGCTGTACCTGCACCACCTGCACCTCCAGCCGAGCCAGAACCAGCACCGCCAACAGCGCCAGCACCTCCACCGCCACCGCCACCATAAGCACTACCAGCGGTAGACCCCGTACCACCATTATTGCCTTGCGATGGCGATGTAGAAGGAGTGTTGCCAGAACCTGCGGAATATGTAGCCGCGCTACCACCACCGCTACCACCAGAACCACCGGGGATATTAGCTACAGAGTATGGGCCGCCACCTCCGCCGCCTGCGGATGAAATAGAACTAAAAACAGAGGCACTGCCACTACTGCCAGCGCTTTCTCTATCGCGAGAACCAAAGCCACCAGCACCCACAGTTACTGTGTAAGTAGTGCCAGCAGTTACAGACAGTCCTGTGGCAGTTCGTAAACCACCCGCACCACCACCACCACCCATCCAAGCGCCGCCACCACCGCCACCGCCAACCACCAAGTATTGAACTTGGGTTGCACCAGCAGGGGCTGTCCATGTGTTGGACGAGAAGAATACAACTACGTTGGCCGCAAGCAAATTAGTGGCTGTTGTTGGAGCCAATGTGCCTGAAGATGTAAACGTATGAACGACATTACCAGCGGCATAGGTTACTGTGCCACCAGTAAAATATTGAATTGAGCCGGGGTAGCAAAGAATGACAACTCCAGAGCCTCCTGCGGCTCCTGACCCACCAGACGCGCCACCACTTCCGCCACCACCACCTGTGTTAGCAGTTCCCGCTGTGCCAGCCGTGCTAGAAGCGCCACCAGCGCCACCACCGCCAAGACCACCAAATCCACCACTAGAATTACCGCCACCACCTCCGCCTCCAGCATAAACAGTAACAGTCCCGTTGATAGCAGAGGCAACTCCCGCACCTCCAATACCACCAATAGCAGTAGAAGCACCCAAAATACCAGCGGTTCCAGCACCGCCTCCTGAACCGCCTGCACCAATACCTGCTGAGTTGCTTCCAGCGTTACCTTGCCCAGATATACCTGATGCTCCAACACCAGTTGTATTTCCGCCACCGCCACCTGATCCGCCAACATTGCCAGCAGAATTACCACCAGAACCAGCCGCCCCAAGACCGCCACCTGAAGCAACAATACGACCTGTAGTTGCCGCAGAAGATGTAGCATCAAATACTGAATTACCACCATTTGTAGAGGTGGTGCCACCAGCGCCAACGGTTACAAAATAAGATGCTCCCAAAGTTACACCTGCATAACCAGCAAGTAAACCACCTGCGCCACCTCCACCGCCAGTATCACCTCTTCCGCCGCCACCTCCAGCAACAATCAAATACTCAACTACAGACGGAGGAACGCCCGTCCAATTCAGGTTTTTGACCGCCTGACTGACTTGACTCAGTGTCCACATTCCGCTGTATGTTGGCATCTCTTGCTCCGATTAAGCTGGTGTTTCTGGTGTTGGGGGGACGAATTCAACCCATGCTGTAGTTGGCTCATCCCATACAAACATCTTACCTTCTACGACAGGCATAGGTGTAGGTGCGCTCCACAAACATGTGTCTTCGTTCAACAACCAAGAAGCGTAAGGCTTAGGTGGAATAAACGCATCACGAACTGAGTCGTATGTGTAACCAATACCAGCGTAGTTTTTACGCAGTGGTCTGCCTTCGGGGTGTTGTCCGCCTTGGGTGTTGTAACTTGTTTGAACCCAAGATGCTGGGTCGCCCCAGTGACCAAGGTTTAAAACGTCCTGCTCGATGACAATGACTTGCGTCACTACACCGTTCTCTACTTTTGCGAAATGGCTCATAGTTGCTCCTTAGAAAATGATTGAACCTGAAGATGTAAATATGTAAATTTGATAGCCGTCACTATAGTTTACTTGGGGTGAACCTGTTACTAGCGCTGGGGCTGAATTGAGTTGTGGGTAACGAACGATGACAATTCCAGAGCCGCCTTGACCACCACTAGTGCCGCCATCAGAAGCACCGCCACCACCGCCGCCTGTATTTGCTGTTCCCGGAGTTGCATTAACGCCACTTCCAGAATAAAGCGAACCTGCGCCACCACCACCAGCACCACCTTGACCGCCATTAGCGGAAAAACCACCACCACCACCACCACCAGCATAAAAAACTCGCTGGCCTGTAATAGTTGAACATAGTCCCGTCCCACCATTACCGCCAATATTGTTAGCACTTGCGGCAAGAGATGGGGGAGAAGCCCCTGCACCGCCACCACCACTAGCGCCACCTGATGAACTACCTATTCCGCCAGCATTACCTTGACCAGCAACACCAGTGCCGGGGCTACCTGCTGAAGACCTAGTGCCACCACCAGAACCGCCATTGCTTCCAGCTTCAGTTCCCGTAGATACGTTATTTGCACCAGCACCGCCACCAGTTGCAGTTATAGAGCTAAAAACAGAATTATTTCCGTTTTGTCCATAAGGAGAACTTGCGCTTGCTGAACCTCCAGCACCAACAGTAACAGTTAGCGCGGTACCAGCCGTAACTGCAAAACCACTTGCTTGCAATAAACCACCAGCACCCGCACCACCTCCTCGGTTTGTGCCACCACCGCCACCGCCAGCAACTACTAAATACTCAACAGCATCAGGAGCGCCAGCATAAGGATTGAATGCGCGTTGGGTTACAGCAGTATGTGTGCCAGAGCCTGAACTGTTTGTAAACGTGACAGCAGAACCGCTTTGTGTTGTGGAGAATTGGCAAGTGTTTGTACTTGTGCTGATGACGTAGTACGTTGTTTCTGTAGACAAGCCAGTTGGCAAAGTGCCAGTAGTTGTGAACTGCACAGCCTGACCCACAGCAGGTGTAGCCTGTGTAGAAGCAAAGGTAAAAGTCGGTGAAGTTACAGCCGTGAACGTGCCAATCGACACGTTGATGTTCTGCCCTGCAATAAAACCACCTAGTCTATTACTCATGTCTGTTCCTTAGAAGGTGATTGTTCCAGAGGCAAGGAAGGTATAAACCGTATACCCGTTTGCTGTTGTTTTTGTGGCTGGTGAGTATGAAGTTGCATCAGCGTATGCAACTGGATGGCGAATGATGACAATGCCAGAGCCGCCTGTGCCGCCATTACCACCCCAACCAGCCGCCGCGCCTCCGCCTGTATTAGCCGTTCCATTACCGCCAGTTGAGCCATAGCCTCCTGTCAAACTCCCGCCACCACCAACTCCGCCAGTACTACTTGTGGCAACAGCAGAACCTGCGGCTCCGCCACCACCTCCTCCGGCATAAGCGGTAACAGTTCCAGAAATAGCCGATGCGATACCAGCGCCACCATTACCAGCGGGGCCACCATTACCAATTCCTAGTAAACCAATAGTCCCTGCGCCACCACCACCAGCACCAGCGTATGGTTGGCCGTTTGATCCATCAGATCTTCCACCTAAATTTCCTTGGTTTGCTGTGCCATGTCCTGCACTACCAGCGGCAATACCCGTGTACGCAGATGCACCACCCCCACCAGAGCCGCCAGAAAGACCTGAATTTCCAGTAGTTGCGCCTGAGTTAAATGTTCCACCGCCACCGCCACCTGTAGAAGTAATATTACCAAAAACAGAATTTTGTCCAGAAGTTCCTACAGTACCAGTCGCCGTACTACCCGCACCGCCTCCGCCAATAGTCACAAGAAGTGTTTGTCCATTAGGCACAGGATCAAGCCCCGTTAGCAGTCCACCAGCACCTCCGCCGCCGCCACCATTGCCACCACCACCACCGCCCGCAACGACCAAGTATTCAACTGACGGAGTTCTTTGGGCAGGCCAGCCACCTTGCTGAACAGCTTGTATAACTTGCTTGAGATTAAATAAACCGTTTGCCATAGAACCTCAGAATGTGATAGTGCCAGAGGCAACAAACTTGTACACGCGCCATGCGCCTGCAACGTACATTTCAGGCCCACCTGTTGTTGATGTGGCAGGGGCTAAGTAAGATGGGTAGCGGAGGATAACGATGCCAGAGCCGCCTGCACCTGACGTAGCCCCATAGGATGCACCACCACCGCCTCCTGTATTTGCCAAGCCAGTCGTAGTTGTGACGGGATTTCCATTATCGCCATTACCACCACCAGCAACGCCTAATCCGAAAGGCCCACCATTACCCCAAGAACCGCCGCCGCCACCAGCGTATTGAATAGCAGAACCTGATATAGAAGAAGTGATACCTGTGCCACCATTACCGGGAGCCACATTTGAAGTAGGGCCGCCGCCTACAGAGCCAGCACCGCCACCCGCACCAGATGGATATGGGCCAGTAGTAGTGTTAGCACCGCCATTATTTCCTTGTCCTGCTGTACCCAATCCACCTGCACCAGATACACCTGAAAAACCGCCACCACCGCCAGAGCCACCATCTTTACCAGTAGGAGTGCCATTACAGCCACCACCACCGCCACCAACAGTAGTTATGGTGGTTCCACCAACAATTGTGGAATTTGTCCCGTTGTTTCCTCGATTGTCATAAACAACGCCAGCACCACCAGCACCAACAGTAATCGTAATAGCAGAGCCTGTAGTTACAGCATAACCAGCGGCAGATAATAAGCCACCAGCACCTCCACCGCCGCCTCGTGTCCCACCAGAACCGCCGCCAGCCACGCATAGGTACTCCACCGTTGTTACAGGTGAATTGATGCCGTCAAGCCCGACAGAAAGAATGCCGCCAACTTTATTAAGAGACATAGTAGCCTCCTATCAGGTTGGGACTGTGCCAGTGATGGACTCTAATGTGACCGTGAAGTTGATTGCGCTTGCGGTGCCGGGAATCACGCCCACAGACTGACCATCAGTGATGTAAAACGATGTCGTTTTATCAGCCAAAATAACTGATGAGTTTGGTGGTACGCTGACCTGATACGCAATGTAGTACAGCGTACCGCTTGCAAACGTAGCGTTGTTTGCAATAGCTAGACTAGCTGTAGCCGCAGAAGATGTCACGTTAGAAGCCACAACGCTTGTGATGCGGTTTACAGTGCCAGAAGCTGGCGTCAAACCAGTCACTGCTGTGCTTGTGTTTGTAATAAAAGCCGCATTACCCGCCGCTTGTGATGTGGAAGATGGCGTAACGTAGGCACTGATGCCAACAATCTGCGTTACGCCTACGATGTTTGTGTTTGCCATGTTGACTCCTTAGAACCCAAAGATCATCGCCATTGCGATGGATTTACCTGTTGAAATGCCAGCAGTTCCGAACGACAGATTACCTGACCCGTCCGTCACCACTGCCTGACCTGCTGAACCGTCCGTTGTTGGGTACTTTAATGCGGCAGGATTGTTGAACAAAAGTTTAACAGTGCCAGAAGCATTTTTTGTGTAAACGCTCATGTCCGCATTGGCAATGTTAAGCGCAAGCTCACCACTAACCAAATTGCCAGAAGACGGGACTGTCGTCGCTGTCGTGCTGTAGTACAGCGAAATAGGGGTGAAATTCGTTGCCGCCATTAGAAGGTTCCTCCAGAGATGCCGCCAGTTGTGCCTGTCCCAACAGTCAACACACTCGTTGCTGAATTATAGGAAAGATTTGCCGATTGAGCTAGTGCGCTGGTACTCGAAGCGTATATGACCCCGTTGGCAGTAAACGAAGACAAATTAGTTCCGCCATTGGCGGTTGGAAGGACGCCCGTCACACCAGAGGTTAACGATAAACTATCCGCTTGAGATAAGTTTAAGGTGTCTCCGATCTGGAGTTCCTGTACGGACGTCCCGCTGAGAACAAGTGAGTATTTAGATGCCATTTTTATCCTCAGAAGCAGGTTACGTTGACGCTGGTAACCCCATTGTGCAACAGCACAGGGAAGTAGCCATTTGCAATTGGAACGTCAACCACTGTAGTACCAGAGTGTAACGTGATTGGGAAGCCGGTAGAAAGCAACTGCCAATCCGGAACGCCACTAGTTACCCTCAAAGCATAACCTTCAGTACCAATGGCTCGCTTGGACAACGTCGTAGAGTTCGACGCATACAGCAGGTCACCAGTGGTGTACGAAATTTGGCCAGATCCGCCATTTACAGCGGTTACTGGAGCCGTCAAAGCAAATTGGGTACCAGTCAGCGTTAAACCGTTACCTGCTGTATAAACTTGTGCGGCGGAAATCTGTGCAAATGTGATCGGCGTCGTACCAAATACGATGACACCAGTCGTTGTAACGACGTACGTCTCTCCAGCGCCTGTGCTTCCTGCTTGAACAAAGAAGGCGTCATTAAAACCTAGTGCATCGGGGTCACGCAATCCAAAAGTGTCTGCATCGGTCGCTCGAGTTAATACCCAATTAGTCGAAACAGTACCAACAGTGGTTACAGTGTAAACGCCGTTCTGAGCCGCATTGGTCTGGTTGTAAATCAGAACACGCATACCGACGGTGGTTAGAACACCATCAATGGTCAAGGCTACCTGTGTACCCGCGTTGGTCAACGTAGCGCCTACACCATCACCAGCGCCACCGGGCTGGTTATACGTCGCATTCAAGTTACCAGCAGTATCTGGAGACTCAACATAGACGGGGCTGTGGTATGATATGCCTTGGGTAACTAACCCGTCAACGTATTGCTTTGTAGCGACCTGCAAGTTGGTCGTGGGGTCCTGCGTGACAGCTACAGAAATCAAACCACCAAGTGTAGAAGCCGTAGCACCAAGAGCGATGTTCGTAGTGCCAACAGTAAGTGAACTGTTCGACAACTGAGCGTTCGTAACTGTGCCACTCAAATCAGTCGTAGGGATAGTCGCACTAGCGGTCATGGCTGTTACACCAGTACCCTTGACGTATCCAGTAAGGGTATTCGCTCCAGTACCGCCGTTGGCTGGATTTAAAGTACCAGCGAGTGTAACTGCTCCGCTCGTTGCAGTCGCAGGTGTAAAGCCAGTAGTTCCTGCACTAAATGTACTAACCAGCGCGGAATTACTACTTGCGGCAGTAATTTGGCCTTGTGCGTTCACCGTGATGTCAGCGGCGGTGTAGCTCCCGGCAGTAACGGCGGTGTTTGCAATCGAAATAGTGCCAGTTGAGGTAATCGGACCACCAGTCAAACCAGTGCCAGTATTAACAGTCAGTACGCCAACTCCAGACGAAGCGAAGGCAGTCCAAGCGCCATTTAAGTATCCCTCAAACACCAGCGAGTCGGTATTGTAGCGCATCATCCCGTTCGCGGGCGAGGCAGGGCGAGCGGCTGTACCACCTGCAGGCATTTGAACGTAAGCGGTACCCGGCAATGTGGGGTTGGTCGTAATGCTTATAACAGGCGTCGTAGATCCATTCGCAACTGTAATCTGGTTAGCCGTCCCGCTAACGCTAGTTACGGTACCATCGCCGACTCCCATCGTGGTCCACGTGCCACTCAAATACGCTTCAATGCGACTGGTCGTCGTGTTGTAGCGAAGTTCTCCGCTGTTGGCTGAAACTGGGCGTTGAGCAGTCGTTCCCGCTGGAATCGTTACGCCTTCAGTGCCGGGTAAGACAACGTTGTCAGCCAGCGAGAAGGTCGGAGACCCTGAAGCACCATCGCCATTCGCTAAATTGACCTGATTCGCCGTACCCAACATGGTACGACCAGACACCGAAGTGCCTCCACCAGTCAACGCGAGCATACCCGTGCCGGAAAGATTGGCTATCGAAGCCGCGACTCCAGTTAATTGGAAAATCGGATTGCCCGATACTCCGCTACCGTCCGTAACGCTAAGACCGCTTCCAGACGTTCCGAGAGTGCGAGCGATAACCGCGCCACCCGATTTTGCAATAATGCCGTTAGAAGCGGATTCAAGACTGGCCGAAACCCCGTTCAACGCGATCGTGAGGGGTCCTTGTGCACCGCCATCAGTTATCCCGATGCCGGTGTTGCTAGACAGATAACGGCTGTTAGGCAGTGCGGCTGTCTGAACCGCCGTTAAGTATTGATAAATTTGCGAGGGCGAAGCCGCGATCGCGCCGGTCGTCGTCTGAACCGTAACACCGTTCTGAACAATCGGTACCGCCTCGGTCCCTGTAATAGCACCGGCGGCTGGCAGTTGAGTAATAGCTACTTGTGCTGACATTATGTACTCGTATTGTTAGGTGGACTCGGAGCGACGGTGTCCCGATTACCATTGGTCGACGGCGTTTGCGTGTTGCTCTCGGTCGAAATCTGGAACTGGCTCGAACCATCCATCGACTCACTGCCGGTCATCAGGTAATTATCATTCGCCCCGATGTTTACGTCCGGACGAGGGAAGCGTAAGTTAATACGCTCGGTCTTCCGAGCGGGCAAGCGGTACGGGTCAAATTGATCCCGGCATCCCGTGTCGCACACCCTCAGACCGGGGAAATTGGGATCGGGTCCAAGTCGCACGAAAGCGTATTTCATCTTGCACCGGTCGCACACACCAATGGCGACAGAAGTCAGTCCGGTGGTGTCGAGGAATATTGGCATTATGCTGTATACACCGAAATATTCGGTGCCCAGTAAATTGGAGACTTGTCGCGCTCTTCTTGTTCGGCATCGTTGAAATTACGATCGGCTTGACCCTCGAGGTACTTGACGCGGTCCAGCGGTACGGCGGGGAGAATTAGCGACATCCGGTGCGCGAGCATCGACTCGATTGCGAGAAGCCAGCGGTCGGGGATCGCGAGTTCGCCTGAAAGCGCACCGACATCCTCGATTTGTGCCGAGTACCAAACCGTCATCTGAATGAAAGGGTCCGAAGGTACTGGCCACAGGTAGATCGTGGGGACCGGGATAGTGCGGTCGAACCAGAATTGGTAAGGCTGGTTCGCCGTGAAATTCTTATTGGGCAAGTTCGTGTAGTCGTCGCGGTTCAAGCGGGCCATCTGAATCTCTCGGCTATTATTACCAAGGTAGAATTCACGAAGCGCAAGCGTAGTACCTCCGGAGGCCCGGACGCGGTATGCGATCACATTCTGCCCGGGATCGATGTCGGTCCATACCCATTCGTTGTCCGTCACTGCTATCGTGCCGAGGCTGTCGAGAGTGTTCCACGTGGAACCGTCCACGGAGTATTCGTACGTTATTGTCCAAGTAGCACTGCCACCACCACTAACATATGGCAAAATACCAATAGAGCCAATGTAGACAGGATTGCTAGTGCCGTAGTTAACAGATATATTGCCATTGGCCGATGTTTGCTGACAAAACGTGCTAGTGTCGCCATCGTATACATTTGCTACCGTCCCTCCAGCGGAAGTCGAGTAGCTTCCGGAAGGCCTTTCCATTTGTCGATACAGAACATTGAGGGCGTCGTTTGACCCCACAGGCATGTTGTATATGTACTGGTCCGCATTCAGTCCGATCACCGTCTTCTTAATAGCGAAATATTGAATACCCTTGTTAATTATGGACGAGAGGACGTAAAAGAGATTACGTTTAGACGATTGTATCTGCTCGACCGTAAGTTCCTCGGCGAGCTTTCCCGAAGCTCGAGCCGCGTCGTCAATCAGGTTCTGCACGCTGACTGTCGTTAATCCTACGGTGCCAGATGTTGCCATTTATTACCACCCCGGGCAATTCCAACGTTTAAGCGATGCGGCTTTCCGGGTCGGACGACCTTGATCGTCTTTAAGTGGCCCCGGATTACCCTCCATCCTAGCGCAAAATGAATCTCGACGTGGTCCCCCTTGGGGTTGTGGAGCTTTCAAATCACTGCCAGTTGCACGATTATACCTTGCCCGACCCTTATTTGTCAATCCTGCACCTTTTTCGACCGGGAGCTTTTCTCCTCGACCTATCGAAAGACTGGGACCGCCATCCTTCATTCGGACGGTTTTTGCGGACTGCTTGAAGGCTTCAGCCGTTGGCGCACCTTTGCTACCAACTCGGCGCATTTGCTCGCCAGAGCCTTCAGCGATTCTCGCACGTTTTGCATTAATGTTGTCATATAACCCGCCATCCTTAAATTTCTTACCTTCATCGGCTCGGATGTATTCCTTGCCGACTTTCTGAGGCACACCACCGAAGCCGCCCTTTGTGTGAGCGGCGGCTTGCATTAAACGATGCTGGGCGGGCGATTTGCTTGGCATAGTTAACCGTAAGATTTAACCATCTCAAGGACAATGGTGTAGAAGTCACCCGCAGAAGCATCAGCTGTGCTAAACAATACATCACCAGTTTTACCGGCACCTGCGTTGTTAGTCAAACCGCCGAACTTTTCAAAATCCATGGTGTATGTAGAATTTTGAGGCACACACCAGCAAAATACATCTGTCGTCGCATCCCAGTAAATCTGTACTTCTAATCCATGAGTTGAGGCATGGATCTTAGTGATTGTGACGCCATCACACGCTTGGCCAGATGCACTTGATGTTAAAGTAGATACATCCACCTTTATCACTTTGCTTTCACCAGTACCGTCAGAGAGGTTCGTGAATTTCATAATCGCCATCCGCTCACCATCCAAGAGCGTCTGACTTGCGACTGCGTCAGCCATAATTTATCCTTTAAAAGGACGGGAGCCGAAGCCCCCGCCTTACTTAACAGACCCGACCACCCTTTTTGAACGTTCCCGAAAGTTCGGAAATCGCCACAGGTTTGCTCGGAGCTTTTTTGGGCATTGCTACGGCGTGGCCGCTGTTATTAACAGCTCCCCCCGTAGCGAAGTGCTTTTTTGCGGCACCACCCTTTTTGTAGCCACCAGCGTTACCCATCTTGACATCACCAGTAGGAGCCGAATTGTTGTCGGGCTTAGCACCCACGACCTTCGTAGTCTTGTTGGTCATCGTCTTGATGATTCCGCCGTTTTTGTAACCGCCTTGTCCGTCTACTACACCGCCGGTCTTGTAACCGCCGGGTTTCGTAGACTTAGCGATCCCACCGGTCTTTAAGCCTTTGTGGGCTTTAGACGCGGGCATACTTTCGTGCTGTTTCAACTCAGCCTCAACACCACCACCGTTTTTACGCATCATGGGGCGACCCATGGGAGCGGCGGCTGGCACTGGAGGGCGAGTCGGAGCAGGCATGCCACGAGTCGGAGGAGTAGGTTTTGCGGCCATACGCTTAGCGGCCATAGCACGCGCCGCAACGGGGTTACCCATTGGCATCGCTGAACTACCCGCCATACTGCCCATCATCCCACCGTCCATCTTCTTGACAGGCTTGAAGCCCTCTTTAGCACCCTCGGCGTGCATACGCTTGTGAGTGGCTGAACCACCTTTTTTAAGCTTCAGAGTTACTGAAGGCTCAGTGGTCATCATCTTCACCATTGGTTTGAATTCACCCATGATTAACGCTCCTTCGCGACGAAGATGTAGTCAACTGTCATAGTTTTTGCGACGGCTTCACCATTCTGAAGAGCGAAACTAACAGTCAAGTCTTCATCATCAGGTAAATTGGTCACAGCAGACGTGCCAGTCACAACGCCGTTCACACAATATTGCATTACTGAACCACCATCGTAGTTGAAACCCAAAGTGATGAACGTGTCATCAGCCATGGTCGCAACTGCGGTAGTAGTGGTAGCGGTGTTGTTCTTTTCGACCAGAAAGCTTACCGAAGTAGAGCCGTCGGCCTTCAAGAAAAACACGCCATCAGTGATGTCCAATGGTGTGGCATCGGTAATTTGCAAACCGATTGACAAGTCAGATTGAGTAGCATCGCTAACTTTGAAGCGAGCTTCAAAGAATAACTTCTTACCGGAAGCGAAGCGGAATGACTCGCCTTTTTTCTGGAGTGCAACTAAATCGTTATCAGCCGCTGTGTTGGTAACCAACAGCAAACCACCGTCGCCATCTGTCAGGGCTTGTGTAGCACCCGCATCTGTCTCGGTTACTGTCCAGTCACCAGCCGCGTAGTAGTCGAAATCTTCCATGTAAGAATGGAATTTAGTCGGCGAGGGCATACCCAAGTCAGACAAAGAATTCGACTCGTTCACATTGGTTAGACCAAATGGGAAGCGTGTGTTGATATTATCAGCCATTGTCTTTTCTCCTTAATGGAGCAGGGGGCGAACCCCCCACTATTGATTAGACGCCAGCAGTGCCGTACAAACCACGAGGGTCAGTCCAGCCCACTTGATAACGCTCAGTTGCCTTGTAGCGCATCGAGTCGGTCTCGAAATCACCTTCCATGGTCTTCTCCAAGGCACGGCGCATCAAGAGCTTCATGCCTTCGGGAGCATCGGTCTGAACCCACCATGCGTTAGCATTGGTCAAACGGCTCAAGACTGCGGCACCTTCGTCCAACAAGCCGATAGACTTGACGGGGTTGATGTCATTGTTCGCTGTACCAGCGCGGAGCACTGACTTCAACAGAACTTCAGCTTGGAAGATGTTGCCGGGGGCGACCACCAACTGGCGGGGCACCAAACGAATCTTCTTGCCGTTGTTATCCACTGCTTGACGGATCTGGATCAACATCTGCTCAAGCGATGTCTGTGACAGATTGGCGGCTGTGGTCAACTGGTTAGAGAAAGTACCATTCACGATTGGGTGAGAGGTGTTGATAAGCGACACGCCGTCACCACCAACGTATGAACCGTTAAATGCGCGGTTCAAAACGTTAGCGGACAGAGTCTCTTTAGTCTCAATCAGTGATTGAGCCAAATGCTTAGCATACACCTGACCAATACGGATATGGTCGCCGTCTTCGACCAACACTTTCGTCAATGCGAAGGCGAGGCCATACACATTGTAGATGTAGCGTTGGAGGAAGAGTACACCACCCTGTTGGTAGCTGACGGGAGTACCGTCAGGCAACTGGGGAGCGGCACCAAATCCATACAGGACTGGCTCTTCGTGGTAGTTACGGGGAATGCCCTGTTCTTCGCGGAAGACACGGGACCATTCATCTTTACGCTGTTCGTAGATACCGTCGAAGCATTCGTTCAGAATGGGTTCGACAATACTACGAAAGTCGGTACTGCGCATTGGAGCGGCCATGGTTCATGTCCTCCTTAAATAGCGTTAACGGACGCATTCAACTGCGACTCATTAACTTGAACCTGTACAACAGTGTACGAATCTCCCCATGCGTTATCAACGCCGGGGGTCAAACCAACAATCTTCAATTGCGCTGAAGAACCTGCGGCGACAACCGAGGTGCTGATAGTGCACTGAGAGAGTCCAGTGGTCGTGGAACCTGCGGTAGCATTGCTGAAATCAGACTGAGCGCCCAAAGTCGTTTGTGCCATCGAGCCATCGGCTTGAATGTCATAAATGATGTTAGGGTCAGTGTAGTAATAAGCGATGCAAGAACCGGTCACGTACGCAGTATTGGCGGGCCAATAGTTGCTGATACGTGGACGGCCTGTGGTGTCGACCCATTGAACGCCAGCGAAGGCACCCAAGAATGCGTCACCAGCGGCGGCGGCTTGAATGACACCAGAAGTGTCGTACTTGACGGGCTGGCCCTTCAAGATGTTACTGGTGTAGCCAGATACAATACCGTCAGTCAAAGCGACCGCGCGGTCCAAACCGGAAGGATGGAACGAGGGGCGCAAACCGAACGGTGCATTTGATGAAGACATATTAGTCACTCCAAATCATGGTTCAGAATCCATCACCGGAACACGGGGATGGGCATAGGTTTATCAAGTTCATTTATGCCTTCGCCTTCTACCTGACCAAGACGCCTGCCATTACTGTCTCGCCCCATCGTCTGCTCAGCTTGAATACGGATTTTGTCCGCTTCATCCTGAGGTGCGTGATGGTGCAACTCTGCCATGATATCCTGATATACTTCCTCAGGTAACTTGTAGAGCAACATTTCATTGCAAGCGACGAATCCAGTGTGCTCACCGGCTTTAACTTTGTAGTTCTCAAAGCCCGGAACATCTTCTACTTTTACTGGTTCGTAACCCATGCGCATGCGCTTGTGGATAGGGTCGTACCCATTGGTCGTCGAAAGCCAACATACATGAAATCCCGGAATATCCGGAGGTTTTGGAAGGGATTCTTGAATCCATTCCGAACTGAACATCCTACGACGTTCTTGCGCGCTCGCCAGTTTCTCAGTCGCTGGACCGCGTTCACTATCCTGCTGTGCGCGGGATTCACGGCCACCACCTGAAAGGTCTTTTTTCAATCGGTCATCTCTCATAATCTGTTACCCCTTATTCACATTCATGCGGTCATATTCCGCGTATTTACGAATCATCTTGTTACGCTCGGTGATGTTATCCCATCTCCCGGCGTCCTTGATGGCGCGGACTCGCTCAGGTGACAACCGGAACTCGTTTCCACGAGCTGTCGATTGTGATTCACGGCCTGAACTTGTTACCACGGTGCGAGGTCTCCGATTTGACGACTGATTGTCGTTGCCGCCATTATAACGGTGCGGCAGGTATTTTGTCAATCTATTATCTAATTCTTCCCAGTAATCGGCAGTCTTCGGATCCCATCCGTCGGCCACGAGTGCCTCGTCCACCTTGGTGGCGACTTGGGAGTCCATGTCCTTGCCGTTCGGGTCGTACCAATCGTTCCGAGCCATCCAGTCCGAAGCGTGACGCTTCAGGAGAGGGTCCGGAGCTTGGGGTACGGAATTGCGGTTGGGTTCCGAGGCCACGGCACGCTTCTTGAGCGATTCGAGAGCCTCCACTTGACGGCGGGCTTCATACCACGCCTCCTGCGCCTCGACGACGGAAGTGCCATCGGCCATCTCAGTAGCCTCTTTCACTTTCATCTTGGCGTACTGAAGTCGCAAATTACCGTCTTCGATCGCCTTGTCTAGTCGAGCGAGGTCCGAACCGGCCGTACGCTTTTCTAGAACCGCAAGACGTTCAGCCATGTGGTCATTCTGACGTTTCAGCGAGGTGATCAGATGGTTCGACTCACTCGCCTTGGCCTTCTGAAGCTTCTTCTTGAGCTGTCGCTCCTCGCGACGGGCCAGTCGAATCGCTTCGCGCTCGGGATCAGCATGAGGTATATTATCGGCGGGATTATCATCATCGTCGCCGTCATCCGAATCTACTCGGCCACCAGTCCGGAGACCGTCGCCGCTATTTTCGGGGGTATTCGGCGCTTCGCCGTCGGGCAAAGACACCACTGCGGACCCATCGGGTTCTTCCGCAAGTTGCAAATCGAGTTTATCATTAGAGGTCATAGGAATGCCTTTACTTTCAAGGGGTCACCAGTAACTTTTGCAATTACTTCGTGATCATTAAACACACTAAAAAGTGCGGTCTCGCCTATCGTTGGGTCCCCGTAAGGTACTTCCCAGCGATCGCCGCCCCACTTTGGCATGCGAACATAGTCGCCGACATCGATCCAGTTGCCCTCGGGCCACGATTCGAGTGTATCGCGTTTCTTGAAAGCCAGTGGACCTACCGCGATGACTTTCGCCACTTGGTTATTCCACTTCTCCGTTTCCTTCGTCTCCTCGACGAGTACAATTCCTGACGATGTGACGGTCTTCTTGGCGGCTCTCCACTGCACAAGAATACGCCCACCTACAGGCAAAGCACCGGGGTCTACTGCGGGAAATGCTTCCTGCAACGCGGCTTCATTCGAAGCCACCGGTTGAGTATCACTCATTATCATCTTCCTCTTTTAAAAGGTCGTTTAAAATTACCAGAGCTTCTTCAAGCCCTTGGTGCTGGCCAACTAAGCGTTGGTAGGCCTCGAAGGTGACGGCATTGCCGTTCACCAATGACTGCGCGATCGCCGATTTGCGGACCTCAATAGCACCAATGAGGTCACTGACGTATCGCATTATTTCTTTTTAGCTTGCGCTAGTGCCCCACCACCACGCTTGGGCGCACTGGGCGTCTTCGCGGGTTCTTTTGCACCAAGTGAAGAGCCATCGAGCTTCGCGCCCATTGCCATCCGCTTGTGGTAAGGTACATCTTGGCCCATTTGGGCAGAATCGTTGGTAGCCATATTACACTCCTAAAGTTCGTTGTGCGCTCTCTTGCGCGGCCAATGCAGTCTGCTCCTGCTCTTGCTTCAGAACTGCCGCGTCTTGCGTCAATTCTGCAGTCTTGATCCGTTCTTCGGTCAAGTTGTCCGATGCGTTCAGCGCGATCTTGATCTGCTGTTCGCGGTTTTTGCTCAATGTGTCGTTCTTTAAGCGCTCTTCTTGCAACGCCAGTTCTTTCGCGTCGCGCTCTGCACGTCGTTTGGTCTCCGCCATTGATGTCTGAAGGATCACCTGATCCGAGCCGTCCATCTGTGGCTTCGGCTTGAGCTTCTGCACAGTTTCCAAGATCTGTTGCATCGCGGGCATGACCTTCGCAAACGCCTCTTTCGCGTCCATCTGCGTGTGCTGGGACGCCAACGCGTACAGCTTGTCGATCTCGCCGGTAATTCCCGCAATGTCGTAATCCTTCACGGGGCGTCCGAGTGACTCCTCGACATAGCCGTTCATATGGCCGAGATACCAAAGCATCAAGTGTTGCTTGAAATGCTCGAGGAAAGCGGGCAAGAATGCTGGCGCGATGATCGGGTTGGACCCCAGCATCGGGTTTAGCGCAAAATCGAGGTGGCTCTGAATATGTGCCAACTGGTTCTGATGCGGGTAAGCGTACGCCGCACGACCAATCGACATTGCCGCATTCTCTTCTGCCGCATTGATCTCCATCGGCTCGGCCGTTGCGGGCATCAGCTCCTGCACATTCGGTATCTTCATCTGCTTCAGCGCACGTTGGATAACCGCCCGACGATCGAAAAGATCGGGGTACTTGTCCATGTAGGCCATTACCGCTTGGGTTTGGGCCATCCGCTGAGTCTCGGAGAATATGTGGGGATCGCTCACCGGTATCACGTCGGTATTGCGATTGAAGTCTTCGCGGCGAATGTCCAGCTCTTGGACCACGTCGCCCATCCGCATTTCGTCCAGATACCAGCGATTGATGCGCTGAAGTACCTTCAGAACACGCGATTGAGAGTCGTGAAGTCGTGCATGAATTGCTGAGAATACCTTCGAACCCTGCTCAATCAACGCTTGAGTCGTTCCGACTGGCGTGTTGGCATTCATCTCGGCGATTTTCTCTTCAGAGGTGGTTACCACACCCTTTGCGGCATCAGTCAAGAACCCGACGAGCTTGAACAACACCTCGCTAGGTGGATTGAAAGGCATCGGCATCGCGATCTTGCGAATGTCGTCCACGCCCGGAGCACCTTCGATTTCGGTGATTTGCGTCACCTCGACATTTTGCGACTGCCCCGAAATTTTCGCGCCCTTGATCTTGAGCATCGTGGCGGCGTTGTTGATGTGCGCAGTATCAAGCAATGCACGCAGACCACCCGTGATAGCGGCCGAAAGACCACCAATAAGTTGTGGTAGACCAATCGCGTACGCACCACGCCACGGGATGAACTTGAACTCTACCATCCAGTCGAGCTTCGCCATCGCTTCGTCGCCCTGCTCCCAGTTTCGGTACATACCGACGACTTCCGTGTTATTCTCGTCGATCATCAAAATGTAGGGAGCCAATTCGCCTTTCGAGTGCGAATCGTCCTCTTCCGCGATGTACGCGTAGATGTGGTACACGCGACGCAAACCATCGGTGTCGTCACTCCACTGCTTACCCTCGATCTTGTTATTCGCCTTCTCAGGGGAGGTCGGCTCCGGCTCCATGCTAGCACGA